GGTGTCACCTCCTTGTCAGTGTCGTATATTACCGTCAGTACAGCCTGATATCAAGTCAATTTCGGCAAATATAGTGGACGATTTCAGCCCATATTTCTCCGCCAGAACTGTGCATAATATGCCGTAGTCGGCAACGGTAATAATCCCGGCAGAGAGCATCTCCCGCATCAACACAAGAGCGGTTTTATACTCTCTGACATTTTTATAGAGCCCTTCATCCATCCCCTGTCACCTTCATTCTCGCCTTTGCAAAACACTCACGGCAGCAGTAGTCCGCCCTGATTCGGTTGTTGAAAAACTCGGCTCCGCAAAAACGGCAGACATGAGAATATGTGGTTTTGAAGGTTCTTTTGTCGGGGTTATCTTTCCACCATGCGAGTCGGCATTCGTCAGAGCAGAACTTGCGCTGACGTTTGTGCGGTCTGCTGATTATTTCCGTTCCGCAGCACAGGCACGTTCCTGTGTTTCCAATTTCAACCGGATGCCGTCTGCACCAGCTTTTCACCGAATTAACGGGCAATTCGAGTTCGGAAGCAATGACACGGTATCCCTTTCCGTCCCTGCGAAGACGGTTGATCTGTTCTATCTGTAAATCGTTCATGACTGAAACCTCCCAGGTCACAGTCAAAGAAAAGCGGCAGGATTTTAACCTCATAACAAAAAAGAGCCTGCAGGCGCTCCGAAAACGGAATGCCCACAGGCTCAAAGGTTGATATGCGGTTATTTCAGCAGCTCATTGACACGCTTCTGTACGGCGTCGTAGTCGTATCCGGCGGCGGTCAGACGGTTGCGGCGGTCGGCTCCGTTGCCCCACAGGCCGCAGATGACTTCGCGGGCAAGCTCGTCCACGGTTTTCTGCGGGACTGCGGTCACCAGCTGAAGGTCGGCGGCGTTGACGGGGCTGCAGATGGCGTTCCTGCCGTCCTCGCTTCGGTCTATAACGACCCTCGCACCGTCAGCCTGCAGGACGTACCAGTTCTTCGCCTTCACCCAGGCGGGGATGGTCTTGCCGCTGTAGTACTTCGTCCCGGTGATCTTCACCAGGTCGCCCTTCCTGAAGGATGCGGAAGGCTGCGGTGCCGGCTCCTCCGGCTGGGCGGGAACAGACGGCTTCTGATCGGAAGAAGTAAAGCCGTTCAGCTTCGCTCCTCTGATGACAGCGGGATAGTCCTTGTAGGCGACGTCGGTATCCACGTTGCCGGAGATGCCGTTCACGCTGCCCTTGGAGGAGTTCTGCCACATACCGAAAGCGCCGTCATAGGTCGGAGCGGAAGCCCACTGCGCCAGCCAGTGATCGAAACGCTTCAGCTTGGAATCGTCAAGGCGGTTCTTCAGCCAGTCGAGGTTGCTGTACAGGGAGCAGTAGAAACCCGCCTTCTCGATGGCGTCGCCGAAAGCGATGACCATATCGGTCAGCACGGTCTTGCCGAGGTTCTGCTGGGTCTTGTCCTCCAGGTCGAAGGCGACGGGATAGGAGAACACGCCCTTGTACTTCTGCAGGACGCTCACCACATAGGCGGCTTCCTTCTTCGCGGCGGCCACGGAGGTGGCGTAGGAGTAGAAGTAGCAGCCGACGTCGACGCCGGCCTTCACGGCCCTCTGCACGTTCCTCTCGAACCAGCCGTCCAGACCGCAGGCGGAGCCGTCAGCGGAACCGTAGCCGAGACGGATCATGGCGAACTTCACGCCGGCCGCCTTGACTTTCGCCCAGTCGATCTCGCCCTGCCACTTGGAAACGTCGATGCCCTTGACCGTGGTAGTGACGGGGTCGGACGGCGTTTCGGGGACGGACTCATACTTCACATACGGCAGCTTGCCGTGCTTCGTCCAGTTGCGGCGGTTGTAGCCGGAAACGCTGCGGTTGCAGGCCGTGATCTGGACCTTGTTGTCCCAGCGCGGGGTGCATTCCACGGCGAGACCGTCGCCGACATACACGCCGATATGACCTTCCATCCAGACTGCTTCGCCGACCTCGATCTTCGAGAAGTCGGTGCTGACGTTCTTGCAGACAGTGATCATGGTGTCCGCGCCGTAGTCCGGGACGCCGTTGGAGGCGTAGGTCGCTCCGCCGTAGACAGCGTTCCTGTCGCCGTGCCAGCCCCACAGGACGCCCTTGATGAGGCAGCAGCAGTCGAAGCCGAAGGTATCGGCGGACGCGGCGTTGATCATTGCCGTTCTCTCGGGACGGCGGTTGTACTCGTGGTTCTGCGTGTAGCGTTTCTTGTTGGAAGCAGTCATAGGCGCTCCGAAGCAGCCCATGACGTACAGGGTCTTATAGTTCTTCGCGATGTCTTTCAGCTTGTTCACAAGCTCAATGTTCGTCATCATTGCTTTCGCCCTCCTTTTCGGCGCGGTCGTGAAGCTGCTCCAGTACGGCTTTCAGCTTCTTCGGGATGGGCAGACCGAGGTGGCCCGCGTTTTCGATGAGGGACACGCCCTCGTTGGACAGATAGAAGAAAATGACGGCGGTCCGCAGAACGGAGCCGGCGCCGATCACCTGGGTGTCGAGGATATGACCGATGCCCACAAGAGCGAAGATCAGCACTTTCTTGAAGATGCCTTTGAAGCCGATCTCACTCGAGAGCTTCTTGTCCACCACGGCGCACATGACGCCCGTGATATAGTCCAGCACCACGAACGCCAGAAGCGCGTACAGCAGACCGTCGCACCCGCCCAGGAACCATCCGAGCCAGCCGCCCACAGCGGCGAAGATGACCTGGATGGTCATCCAGAATTCCTTCATTGCTCATTCCTCCTTTGAGTTTTTCAATATAACCAGGACGGCTTTTTGGGAGCCGTCAGGGTTTCCGTTACCATGAGCCAGTCCGCGTACCACACGGCGAGTTCCGACTTCTGTTCATCGGAGAGCCTGTCATACCAGGGCTGGCCCCTGTTGACATAGGAAAAGCACTCCGTTTCGCGCCGCTGACGCAGCTCGTCACAAAGTGCCTTTCGTTCGAGTTCCGTATTCTGTTTTTCATCGTATTCGAGGACGCCGTCCTTCACCCGGTAGGCTGTGAAGTGCGCCTCGAAATGCTCCGTGTCGGGAGGATCGGGAACCTCGATCCCTCCGACGATGTTTCCTATCCATGCGTAGGAAGAGACATAACCGTTTTCGGTCTTTATCTGCATATCGCGCCTCCTCTCAGTTCACGCCGTAGACGGCGATGATCTGTCCGTTGCCGCCGTATCGCGTCATGGTGACCGTGCTGCCGGAATACTTCAGATAGAACGAGCAGTAGTTCGCGTCGTCGGCGATCTGATACTTCACGTCCGAGGTGGTCAGCATCGCCTTGGGGACGACCAGACCGATCCTCGCGCTGGAAGTGGTCGGCAGACCCACGATGATGTAGAAGTTGTAGTTCCCGTAGTTGAAGGTGCAGCTGTTCGTTCCCGTAAGCGTTCCGCTGTACAGCGAGGTGCAGGCGATGCCGAGGTTCGTTCTCGCTGCGGCCGCCGTCGTGCCTCCCGTGCCGCCATTTGCAAGAGCAACGGTCCCTGTGACGTTCGCGGCTTTTCCGTTAAAGTTACCGCTCGTGTTGAAATATCTCGCAAGGGTTGTATTTGTCCCGGCGTCAAAATTGGTGTCTGTGGCGTATGAGATGTAAAGGTTCTCTCCCAATGCGCCGATATCCCACGATCCACTCGGTGTCTTTACGGAGATAATTGGAAAGAACGAAGAAGATGAACTGTTGCTTGTCGTGCGGATCGGTGCATTCGTTCGTCCATCAATCCATTGACCACCCGCACCGGCCTTTTTTATCTGTCCGGTCATTGTACCTCCTGCAAGGGGAAGCACGGCGAGGTTCGTTCGCGCCGCCGCCGCCGTGGTAGCGCCCGTGCCGCCCTTGGAGATGGGAACTGCCGAGGACAGCTTCGCCGGGGCGAGAGAGCCGGATAGGGTCGCAGCCGTCAGTGTCCCGGACACCTTGGCGTCACCCACCACATCGAGTGCGGTCTCCGGGGTCGGCGTGTTGATTCCGACCTTCTGTTTTCGGAGCGCCACGAGCGGCGTACCCTGCGGGATCACGTAGTAAAGGTCGAGAGACGAGAGGCTGTTCAGCTGATCGCGGATCTGTATGTGGACGTCCCAGGACTGGTCGGAAGCCAGTTCCCGCAGTTCCAGGTTGGAATATGAGAAACTCGTTCCGCTCTGCGTGACCGCCGAAAGGATGCTGACGTAGGAACTGTAGGAGGACGCGCTCGTTGCTTTGTAGCGGTAGCGCACATACAGAAGCGAGTTTTTCTGAACGCTGTCTACCGTGATCGCGGAGATCGTGCCGTTGAAGACGAGCTGCATCTCCGCCTCGATGTCGTTCGTTCGCCGCAGGGTCAGGGAGTTCACCTTGGGGCTTGCGTAGGCGATGACCGTGATATTCTGCGTCACGCTTGCCGTGTAGCCGCGGCTGTCCGTAATGGTTAGGACGACGGCCACCGTGCCGCTCTTTGATACCGGCCCGACCGTGAGCGCCGCGCCCGTGGTATTGGAAACGGATACGCCGTTGCAGGTCGCCGTGTAGTTTGCGATGGTCGCCTCGTTCTTCGGGGTCGCCGTACCCGGCGTGACGGTCAGCTTGGAGTGGTTCTGGATGAACAGCTGATCGTTTTCCGTAATCGCCGTGGTCGTGGCGTAGCTGTCGGCGTAGGTGAAGCCGGAAAGCGTCGGGGCGGAGTTTGCCGCCGTGGTCGTGACCGTGGCGGTTTTCGAGGACACGGAGCCGATCTGGGTGCTGCCGCTGTAGGACGTGACGGCGAAGGTTCCCGTAAAGGACTTCATATTCGCCATCGCGGTCAGCAGCGTCGTGCGTTCGGCGGCGGTCAGCGTGACCGTCCTGTCGGCGGTACCCTTCGACCAGGTCAGACCGCTTTTCGAGAGGATGCTCGTGCTTCCGTTCTTCAGTTCCACCGTGTAGTTGTAGGAAGCGTCGTAGACCGTGACGTTCAGCTTGATGCTGACGGTCGCGGCGTCCGCCGTCACCTGGTTCGCGCTGTTGACGATGGCGCCGCCGAGGGTCTTGACGGAAACCGCCGCCGAAGTGCCGTAGACCTGGTTCGACTGCTTTCTCGCCTTGACCTTGATGTTGTAGGTGGTGTTCGGGGACAGCCCCGTGATGGCTTTGCTTGCCGAGGTTCCCGCAGTCGTGGAGAACTGCGTCCAGGTCGAGCCGTTGTCCGTGCTGTACTGCCAGATATCTGCCGTCGCAGAGGAGGACGCTGTGATCGTGACGCCGTTCGCCGTGATGTTGCTCGTGGTGAAGGAAACGGTCGGCGCGGTGCGGTCGATGGCGGTCAGGGTGACGTTCTTGCTCCCGGAAGGCGCGAGGTACTGGCCCCAGGTGGAATAGACGCCCCAATGCCAGTAGATCGGCAGGGTCAGCGTTCCGTTGGAATTGTGGGTGACTGTGACCTGCTTGTTCTCGATGAGCCACTTCGTGCCGCTGCCAGTCTGACCTTCGGTGAAGGTGAAGCAGTTCGCGCCGGAGGTGGCTGTGCCGACGTAGGACTGACCGCCGTTGCTCCAGTCGCCCCAGTCGATGTTGTACTTGGAATAGACGTACATACCGAGGGCGATGGTGGAGGTGTTGGCGGCGGCGTTCTGGGAAACGATCTTCACGTAGACATACAGGTCGACCGTCCAGTTGTTGGAGCCTCCGTTGGTGTATTCGGATTTCACAAGGTAGGCGGTTCCGCCCGTCATTGCCATAAGCCTTCGCCTCCTTTAATCGAGAATGACGATGTTCAGCCCCTCGGAGGCTGTGGACATCGGCACAAATTTAGTCCTGCCCACGGTCAGTTCGCCGTCGACCGTGGTCTTTTTCGTCTGCGTTTCATCCTTGTTCAGGGTGAAAATGACCTCGTCGTTGTAGTATCCGGCGAATTCCGTGTTGGTGATGACCGTCCGCTGCGAGGACGCCGAGTTGGAAACCGCGATGCCCCGCTTGTCGATCTTGACCTCGTTGGTGTAGATCTCGTTCGGAGCCGGAGTCCAGTTGTGGACGGTCGTGCCTTCGACCATCATGATGTCCGAGACATACAGCGAGGCGTAGCGGTTGTAGATGTAGAAAACGACCGTGCTGTCGGTGATATCGTTGATAACGAGGCTGAAATCCTTCCAGCCGAAGGTCGTGGTCTGATTGAAGAAATAGGCGTACTTGTTGCCGTTGTACTGCACCCGGATATAGCTGGAGTAGCTCGCCTTCGTCTTCTTCGCCCGGAGCGAAAAGGCGTAGGACTGCCCGGTAACGAGACCCGTGATTGTCTGCTTCAGCGTGGACGAGGAACCCAGGACGAAGCAGGAATCCGATGTCGTGTTGTTCTGCGTGTCCGTGGAACTGTCCACCGTGACCGTACCCGTCTTTACCCAGTCGTCGGAGACGCCGTTCAGACCCGCCGAGTTCTGGATGAAGTTCAGACCGCCCGCGTACTGGTTCTGCACCTGGATCGTCAGCCCGTCGATGGTCTGCTGAAGAAGCGACATCTGCGCCTGCATCTCAAGGACCGTCTGCTGTTCGTTGCCGAGGCTGTCGGTGATCGTTTCGATGGTCTGCGTCATGGTGCCGACGTAGCTGTTCAGACCGTCGATGGTGCTTTGCAATTCCGCAGCCCTTGTGGTCAGAACGGAAATGGTGACGCGGATCGTTTCAATGTCGTTCTGCACGACCCACTCCGCGCCGTTCCATATCTTCGTTTCCGGCGGGGACACCGAAGTGTCCACCCACAGCTGACCCACATACGGGTTCTCCGGCGGGGTATCGGATGCCACGACGTCGCAGATGTTGGTGATGGTTATCTGTCCGATCGCCCGCATGGGATCACCTCCTCAGATCACGACGAGAACCATGAAGGTCGCTTTCGTTTCCACGTCCGTAGTGGACACAGACAGGGTCTTGCCCGTCTTGCTGCCGTTCGTCCCCCAGGTCGTGTCAATGTTGCCGTCCTTGTCGTACTTCGTCCAGGTATAGGTTCCCGTGCCGGAAGCATCCACCTCCGTGCCTGCCTGATAACAGACTGCGGTCAGTACAGTACTGCCGACGCCGTTCTTGAAAACGTCGCCGCCTGTCGAAGTGACGATGACCTGTAGCGGGTCGGAGTTGTCGATGAAGGTGCAGACGTCGTAGAATTTGCTGTTGTAGGTTGCGGACGCCGAGTCGGTGTCCTTGACACAGCACTTGATTACGGCATAGCTGTCAACTGCGGCTGCGTAGATCGTAAGTGTGGCGGTCGTGCAGCCGGAATACATATTCGAGGTGTTCGTCAGCTTTCGCCAGCCCGTGCCGAAGTCGGCGTCGTAGCCCGTGGAAGAGGACGAGGTGACGGAAGCGTCCATCATAGCCCATTTGTAGGTGACGTTCGTTGTATCGACTGTGGAGCCACGCCACAGTTCCGCCTTCGCCGTAAGGCTTGCCACTTCTGCGTTCTTGAAGACGTTTCCCTTGGGGGTCATGACGAGCAGGTCGACGATACCGCTGCCGTTGACCACGCGGGAGAACGAAATGGAAAGCGGATGAACAAGATCAAGTCCGGTGGACGGGTCTCTGTAGGTGACCTCGCATTTAAAGTCCACACCCGCCTGACCCGACATGATGTTGGCCTTGATGGTCAGAATATGGTTTTTTGCCCCACTCAATGCGTAGTTGCCGCCCGTGGTAATAGGCGTGGTCGAGGTACCCTGATACCAGTTGACGGACTGCACGTTTTCCGAGGTGATCTGATCGGTGGTCGTGCCAATGATGTAAAGGCTCGGCGTCAGCACCAGATTGGTGGACGCCCAGTTGGGGGTGTAGCTGCCGTTGTCCGGGTTGTACATCTGCGTTTTCGGGTGGTTCGAGCCGATATACCCCGTCAGCGTCAGCGCGTCGTTGTAGTCGATAATGGTGAACTGACCCTGCGCTCTGCTCATGAATATAATCCTCCTTTTCAGCCGAGAAGACTGTTTCTTGTAGTTGTGTCGATGAGGTCGCAGAAGAACGTGGCTCTCACGTTCACGTCGTTCCTCGTGATCTCTATGGTTTTCGTCCCGCCGAAATGGGCGGCGTTCCACGCGGCGTCAGCCACGGGATCGTCCGACGCCCTCGTCCAGATGAATTGATTGGGATCAAGGCTGTCGGTTACGTTCGTATCCCAGGAAAAGACAATGGCTGACAGTGTCGTGTGGATGTTGTTGTTCTTGAAGATGTTTCCGTTCGATGACGTGATGACCAGCCGGTACATCTTCTGCTCCTCGATCTCGTCGATACGCTCGTTCGTCTCGATGACGGACTCCGTGGTGGCGTAGGCGCGGAGGTGTATTTCTCCCGTTTCCAGATCCCAGTATGATGAGCCGTCCTGCGAGGACAGAACGCCCGCCTTGATAATATTCGCCGCGAGGGTTCCGGTCGTGATGAAGTCGGCCACGATCTGCCCGTCCGAGGTGATCGCCGTCTCGTAGGGTCCGGCGTATCCGTTATGCGAAAAGCCGAGACCGCCCACGTTCCACCGCCAGATGTTGACGGCGGAGCCGATATCCGGCGCGTCCATTACGAGCAGCTCGTAGGGCTGCCCGGTGATCTCGTCCGTGTTGATGACCACATAGCCGCCCGTCTGCCCTGTGATGAGGCTCGTGGCGTTCTGGATGGCGGCGGACATGATCGCCGGGAAGCGGTCGACCTTCGCCGAAACCGCCTGTGCCGCCTGCTGCGCTTGGGACACCGTGTTGATGAGGTTCGACTTCGCGTTTCCGAGGGTGATCGACACGTATTTCTCGGAAAGGGTGTCGTAGACGGTTTTGATGACCTTCACCCTCGCTGTGATGCCGAGCGCCGAGTGCCGGATCGTCACCGTGTCGCAGAGGGACACACGCTCCAGAACGGCGGCGTAGTCCGGCTGCTTCCACAGCGGCTCGAACTTCACGGTCAGCGTCGGAGCCGTCACGCCCAGCGGGTTGGAGGCGAGATACGAGGACGCTTTCGCCCGGAGAGCGTCCGCCGTGATCTCCGTGCCGAACTCGAAGAACTCCGAGAAATCCTTGATGAGGGTCTTTCTGCGGACGAGTTCGGAATCCGTGATGGAGAGCAGCACCTCCGGCAGCGTGACCACCGTTTCGTTCCCGTTCTCGTCGGTCTGGACGGCATACGGCAGAAGGTCGGTGTACACGTCGGTGTTGTCGCCGTCATGCTCCAGTTCCGTGAGGTTTTTGCCGTACTCGATGACCACGCCCGTGTTGCGGCCGCGGCTGGAATGCTGCCAGACGAGCCAGTTGTCCCATTCGTACTCGCCGCCCCACAGGTCGAGGAAAGAACCGTCCGTCCCGCCGAGGCAGGCACGGACGCTCTGCGGTTTCGTGATCGAGAACGCCTTCGCCTCGGAATAGTCCGTCCGGCAGGTGAAATTGTGCGGAGTCACCGTTCTGCTGAACAGCCGCTCCATCGCCAGCGTCGGCGATATGCGGTCGTCCTGCCACAGGAGAGCCGCGATATTGGAAAGATCGTAGGAAAGGTGCTGCGCGTACACGGTCACCACGCCGTTCAGCGGGGTCGTGATCCGGTAAATTCGGAACACCTGATCGTTCGCCGTGTCGTTGGGCTTCGCCTTGACGAGCCGCTCTCTGGCGAGCTGGTCGTAGTTTCTGCCCGTCACGGGGTATTTCAGAACAAGTTCAAAGGCTCCGTTGCGCTCCTCGGTGACCTCACAGGAGATACAGTCGGAGAGCGCGCCGAGTCCGAACGAGGTGAAAACGGTCGCGTCCGCTCTGTAGAGTACCGGGATCATAGCGTCACCCACCTCGGTTCTACTGTTACGGAGGTAATGCCGCCGCTGAACACGATGCTGCTGAGACCGGGATACAGAATCGGAAAGCCGTCGCCCTCCACACGGTCGTTCCTCGGCTCCGCGCTTTTATAGAAGTTCATCTGTTCGCTGTCGATCTCGATATACCCGCCTATGTCCGTGAAATCCCACGGCGACTGACGGAGAGAACCGTTGACGGAAAGTCTGCCGGCTCCGTTCCCGTACACTCGGATATACGGCTTCGACGGGAATACCGTGGGGTTTGTCAGAGCGAACGGTGAAGATGAAATGTTCACCGGGGTAAAACCGCTGTTGAGGTACTTGAACGGCAGACAGGAGAAACTGACCGTAAACAGACCGATCTTGTTCAGCTGATCGGTGATATCCAGCTGTGTGTTTATGACCGCTCTGCGGAAGGTCTCGGTATCGTAGGTGTCGCGCAGCTCGTGATAGCGGTCCGGCTCGGTGTAGAGCCACGCCTTGACCGCCGTCAGTTTCTCGCGCAGCTCCGGGAGGGTCTTCGCCGGGAGGAACACCGAGTAGGTCACCTGGACGTTCGGGTATCTGCCGTTCGGAAGGATGAGGTCGCCGTCCCGGCCGGGGATGGCCTGGAACTTCTTCTCATACTGCGGAGCGGAAAACACGTTCTTGCTCTCGATGCGGAGCCCCATATCAAGGGAGTTCACACCGTTATAGGTAAAGCTGTTCACGCGAATACCACTCCTTTCCGTTTTGCGAACTGACCCGCCGTGACCATAATCTCGTTGGTCAGCTGCTCGATGTCCTCGCTGCTGTAGTTGTTGAAGGTGCCGATACTAAGCTGCAGGCTGAAGCCGCCGCCGAACGCGCCGTTTGCCGCAGAAGCCACGGAACTGCCGATATTGCCGTCGATGTCGAAATCTGTCGGAAGAGCTGCGGACATATCTTTGGCGAGGTCCTGCATCACGCCGTCGATGTCCTCGCTCATGGCTTCGGCCGCCTTCACGGCCTCGTCGCCGTTATCCTCGATGGAGCCGGACAGACCCTTGACGAGCATCTGGCCGACCCACGCCATCTCTTTCGACGGAGAGTGAATTCCGAAGAAATCAAGGATGCCGTTCCAGATGGAGGAGATCCACCCGGACACCTTGTCCCACAGCCAGGAGGCGAGCTGCGTGATGCCGTCCCACAGACCCTTGACGATATTGCCGCCGATCTCCACGATCTTGCCCATCAGGGAGCCGAAAGCCTTCACGATGCCCTCGATGATCTGAGGCACTGCCTTGCAGATCTCCACGATGATGGTCGGCAGATTCTCGATCAGAGCGACGAACAGTTCCACGCCCGCCATGATGATCTTGTCGATGTTCCCGATAAGGGCGTCCACGATGCCGGAGATGATCTGCGGGATCGCGGAAACGATGGTCGTTATGATCTGCGGAAGCGCCTGAATCAGCGAAATGAGCAGCTGGATGCCCGCCTGGATGATCTGGGGGATGCTGTTCAGAACGGCGTTGATGATGCCGTTGATGATCTGTGGGATGGCCGCCACGATGGTCTGGATAATGGTCGGGAGCGCCTCGACGAGCGAGGTCAGCAGCGTGATGCCCGTTTCGATGATCTCCGGGATGGCATCGAGCAGGAAATTCACGATGCCCATGATGACTTCCGGGAGTGCTGCGATCAGAACCGGGATGGCGTCGAGGATGCCCTGTGCCAGACCCTCGATCAGCTGAAGCGCCGCGTCCAGGATGAGAGGCAGATTGTCGATGAGGGTCTGCACCATCTGGACGACCACCTCCACCATCTGCGGGATCAGCGTAGGCAGAGCCTGGGCGATGCCGATGATGAGAGAAGCGATGATCTGCATTCCGGCTTCCACCAGCTGCGGGAGCAGTTCGAGCAGAGCCGCCACCAGTTCGGTGATGACCTGCAGCACCACGGGCAGCAGCGCCGGGATCGCGTTGATGATGCCTTCCGCCAGCGCACGGATGATGGACGGAGCGCTTTCGAGAACGGCGGCGGCGATCATGGAAATAAGCTCCACAGCCTGCGGGATCATCTCCGTCACGGTTTCCACCACGGAGGTGACGCCGTTCTTCAGTTCCTCGCCGGCCTGTTCGTTTCCGGCGACAAGGTCGGACAGACCGTCCATGATCATGGAGATGCCGGGGAGCAGTTCGCCGACCATGCGGTTCTTCAGACCGCCCATCGTTCCCTGGAGCCGGGTCAGGCTGTCCTCAAAGTTTGCGGAAGCGGCCACAGCCTCGTTGCTCATGACCATTCCGTAATCGTGGGCTTCATCGATGAGGGCCTGCGTCTCGTCCGCACTCATATTGAGGACGGCGGCCATATCCACAGCCGATTTGCCGAGGAGGTCGTTTGCTGCGGCGGTTCGTTCCGCTCCGGCTTCCATATCCTGCAGGGCGGCGATCACGATGGAAAGCTGCTCGTCCTGGCTCTTGCCGTTGAGGTCTTCGATGGAAAGACCGACAGCCGCCAGCTTCTCTGCGGCGGAGGACGAGCCGGAAGCCGCGTCCGTGATGACGCCGGACAGCTTCTTCATGCCCGTCTGCAAGCCGTTGACGTCGGCGCCGCATCTCTGGAACACATAGTCCCATTCCTGGTAGGACTCGGCGCTGATGCCGATCTTCTGCGAGGTCTTGTCTATGGCGTCGCCCGCCGCAGCCACGTCGTTGGACATATCCCACAGCTTTTTGCCCGCCGCGATGGCGGCCGTGCCGATAGCGGCCATAGCCGCCGCCATTGCCTTGCCGACCTCTTTGGCGATCTGGCCGACCTTTTTCAGCTTGCCGCCCGCGTCCTCGCTCTGTTTTCCGGCGTCGTCGACCTCCTTGCCGAACTCGTCGGCTTCTTTCCCGGCGTCGTCGAAGCCGTTCTCCGCCTGTTCGAGAGCCGCGTTGTTGTCCTGCAGCTCCCGTTCCATGCCGTTGAGGGCGGCTTCGGCGTTGTTCAGCTGTATCTGCCAGTTCTGGGTGCGGCGGTCGTTTTCGCCGAAGGACTCGGCGGCGTTCTGCAAAGCCTGACGCAGAACCTCGATTTTCTGTTTCTGCGCCTCGATCTCTTTGTTGAGAACCTGGTTCCGGGAGGTAAGGGCCTGCACGGAATTGTCGTTCTTGTCGAACTGGGATGAAACGAGCTTCATTTCCGAGCCGAGGACCTTGAAGGAGGAGTTGATGTCGGACAGAGCCTTTTTGAACTCTTTTTCGCCTTCGAGACCGATCTTCAGACCGAAATTATCCGCCATGCGTACCGCCTCCTTCCTTTAGATTCCGTCGGGGATAATGCTGTCGATGAAATGCTCCCGCCTGGGCTGCGCCAGGCCGCTGAACTGCCTGTGGCACTCCCACAGGTCCAGGAGCAGACCGAACGGCATCGTCCAGACTTCATCCTGCGACAGATGAAGATGGGCGATGCCGTAATATAAAAGCCGGGTGAACAGTTCCTCGTCTGTTACCCGACTTCCGCGTTTTTTGGGTCAGCCTCGCTTTCGACGTTCCGCTTCGTGCCTTTGTACAGAGCCTCCGTGATGGCGGTTTTGTATCCGGCCAGGTCGGAAGGAACCGTCAGCAGTTCCACCTCCTCGGCGGTAAGCGGGTCTTTGGGGCTGTCCCTGTGTTTGAGGTTGTGGATCAGGATGCTCTGATTGGCGAGAAGCGTGATGAGCCAAACAATCTCCTCAAGTGCCATCTCGAAGTTCTCGTTCTTCATCAGCTTGTCGCCCAGGTTTTCCAGACCGCCGTAGCGGCCGGCGATCTCCTTCGTCGCCCTGGTGGTGAGGATCAGTTCGTAATCGATGTCGCCGATGCTGATGACGGCACTGCGTTCGTTATCCATAATCGCGCCTCCTTAAATGCTTTCGGAATTGACGGGTATCGTTGGAATCTGAGCAGTGCCTCCACGCCCGGCAGGTTCATACACCGACTCGTACCAGCTGTTGATAACAGACTGGCTCACGCCCTCCGCTCCCTCAGTAGCTTCCGCTTTCCAGGGGTGTTTTCCCTCGAAGTCAGGTTTGTTTCGCCGCATAATGCTACCTTCGATGGTAGGCGTGGAGAAGGTGATGGAGTCGCCCTTCGTGGCGAGGTTGGTGGCGGGAATGCCGAACTTCACCCTGTAAAGCCAGAAGTAGCGGTACTTGCCGTTGGAGCGTTTCGCCCGGAAGCCGACCGCCACAGGCTTGCCGCCGTCCTCGGAGGTGGAGATCACCACTCCGTTGGCGTCGATGGTGGTACCCGTGAGGTCGGAAGCCACAGGCGCGCCGATGTCGTCCACACCCAGAGAGAGGGTGCCGGATTTGAACTCCTTGACGACCTCCGCCGCGCCGTCGTCCGCGTAGAGAACGGCTTCGTTCAGTTCGACCGTCAGATCGGCGGTCATCGCTTTCGCCAGCACCTGGGGTTCGCCGTAGGTTTCGTAGCCCAGCTCGTCCTCTTCGATGTTGGCGTAGAAAAGTTTGTCAAGACCGATGGTTGCCATTAGTCATTCCTCCGTTTCGTATTCGTAGTAACGGGCAACGTCGACCGTGTAGTGGTGGTAGCCCGTAACGGTTTCATATCCGTTGTACATCCTGGCGGTTATCGTGAAATCCTCCCGCAGGAGCAGACGGACGATTCTGTTTTTCAGCGCCGTATAGCTGCCTTTGGTATACAGCGAGAGCCGCGCTTCCTGGATATCGACGCCCGGCGCGTTGTCGGCGTGGAGGTCGAAGGTGTCGGAAAGCGGGGTGATTACGACGTAGGACTCCGGCGCCTCATCCGAGAATATCCCTGTTTCGACGGGGACGCCCTTTGTCGCCAGCAGCAAATTCAGATCTTCCAGTATGCTCATTTGCCGACCTCCTCCTCAAGTTTGCGCTTCATCGCCTCGATAGCGGCTGCCTTCGAGGACGATTTGGCAGGTTTCAGAAACGGCTTCGGCGGCTGACCGTGCCGTCCGTATTCGAGGATGTTGGCGATCTTGGCGTTGCTGTCCCCGTCGCGGCGGGGTTCCGCGAAGCCGACCTTGACGTTGTGGTTGCCGTCCCTGTCCAGTTTGACGGACGAGGTGCCGAGAGACGCGAGAAGCTGTCCCGTAGAGCGGGATTCCTCCTTCGTGCCTCTGCCGATAACACCCGCGAGGTTCGAGCGGACTCTTGCCTCAACGACCTCCGCTCCGGCGGTCAGCACGCGCTCGGCCATTCCGTCCTCGTCCTGCATAAGATGCGCCAGCTTTTCAAGGAACTCGTCCGGCATTTTGATATCAGCCCTTGCCACTTGTCGGCACCACCTTTCTCGCCAGGACTTCCGTGTACATCCCGCAGCCTTTCACGTCCTCCACGGAGAGGATGCTGAACCGCTCTCCGCCGCAGACGATGGTGTGCGCGGTCGTGACTGTCACGCCCGGAATACAGCGGAAACGGAAAAGGTCGGTGGCGTCGGTGAACGCGGCGAGGTTCGCCCAGCGCACCGAGCCGTGCCGTCCTTCCCGGTAGACGCGAATGGATGCGAGGACCCGCTCCTCTTTGGAAGCGAAACCCTCGCTGTCTTTCGTTCGACCGATTTCGACAATTTCCGCCATACGGTTCATCTTTCCGAAGCTCATACCTGCCACCTCCGATCCAGGCGGAGAAGGAGGTTGACCGTGTTCCACACCTGCTGCGCGGCCTGCGGGTTGTCGGCGAAGAAGCCTCCCGTGGAGCCGTCCCTTGACTCGTAGAAGTGCGAGGCAAGCATGATCACGGCCTGCTCCGTGGTGGCGGGCATGGGGTTTTCGGAGTAGGTGCCCTCCGGGATGTGCTGGTAGCTCTCCGCGTAGGAAACGGCCGCGGTGATGAAGCCCCGGAGCAGATCATCGTCAGCCGAATGGTCGATTATGAGGTTTGCCTTGACTTTCTGAAGCAGAGTTTCCATCACCGCAGCCCTCCTTTATTTTTTCTTTGCCGACCCTTTGGAGGCGGAAGTCCCTCTGGTCGTTTCATCCGGCTCTTCCGAGTTATCCGATGCTCCGAGAAGAGCCGCCAGACGTTCATTGCTGTTGGCGCACAGATATACCCGGCTGTCTTCACAGAAGAGAATCACCGTAACTATGGTGAAGAGTCTGCCGCTGAAATCAAACGGCATCGCCCCCGTTCCAACAATCATGTTTTCGCCATCAGTACAGCAGGACAAAACACTGTATCTGTATCCGTTAAGGTTGGCGTTACGGAACAGCACGGGTTTTACACCGGCAACAGCCTGCTCGAATACTTCAAGCGGAAAATGCTCCGTAATGTCCAGCGGCGAATCCATGATATCGGACACATCCAGTCCGTTCAGATCAAGAACATAAAACGAGGAATCGGAGGGAAAGCCGGACACGCCGGCTCCCTCCTTAAACGCAATTTCACCGCCGATAACAAGGCGGTCACCGCCCTGTTCAAAGTAGTTCTTAACGTTGCTCATGCTTTTTACGCCTTCATCTTGAGGAGCTGGATGCCCTCGGACAGGATGACCTTGCCGTCCACGCGCTCGGTGGCGACGTAACCGATCTGACCGTTGGTGGCGTAGAGCTCGTTGAGTCTCTGCACGGTTCTGCCAGCGCGGTCGCCGATCCAGTAGTTCTTGAAATCGCCGAAGGCAACGGTGAAAGCGCCGCCCGCGACAACGGGAACGTAGGGACTGGTGTAGAGCTCATAGCCGAGCAGTCTGTCCGGCTGACCCGCCTGCACGGAGGGCTGCCACAGATAAGCGCCGTTGCCATCCTTCAGCTTGCGGATCATGGAGACGGTCGCGTCGTTCATGAGGAAATTCGCATTTCTGCGGTACGGGGACTTCAGCGCGTACACAAGGCTGATGAGTTCGTCGGCGGTGATCGCGTTGGTCGCGGCAGCGGTTACGCCGACCTCGCCGCCGTTGGCGGTAAAGATGCCGGTGGGCTGATTGACGCCGGTACCGACGCAGAACGCTTCCTCCTCGGCGACGCCGAAGGCGCGGGCAAACTCTGCGGCGATGTACTCCTCAAGATTGAACTCGGAGTCCTGCAGAAGCTCGGAACTGAGACGGATCAGGTCGGTCAGCTTGAAGGCGTCGATCTGCTTCTGACCGAAGGTGGGGTTGCTCTCTGTGAACGGCGCGTTCTCCAGCGTCCAGTTCGCTACGGAACGACCGATGGCGAGCGGGATCTTGCGGTCGTGGTGGGTGGTGAATACCTTCGCAAGACCACGGATCACGTTGGCGGCGTCGAGACCCTTGATGATTTCCTTCTCAAATTCCTCCGGGACGAGATAGCCGCCATCCTGATCGACGCTCTCGGAGAGAACGTTGTGGATGGGCTTCTTGCCGCGAAGGTGTCTGCCGAAGTCCTCCTTATAGGCGTTGGAAGCGCGGCCGGTCATCTCGGGCGCGGCGGGCTTTTCGGGAGTCTCCTTGATGGGCTTACTGACGGGTTTGCTCAGTTCCGCCTCCATGGCGTCTCTGCGCTCCATGCGGCGGATCTCGTTGGAGAGGTCGTTCAGGTCCTGCTCCATGGCGGTATAGGTGGCGTCGTCCTCCGGGGACAGAACGCCCTTGTCGTTTCTGTGGGTGTCGAGGAAGCCCTCCATGGTCGCCCACAGCTTCGCGCGCTTCTCACGCATTTCGATGATAGTCATGTTCATTACCTCCGTTAGATAAAGTTTTTGATGGTTTCGAGACGCTTTTTGAGTTCGTCAACCGAGCGTCCCTGCGGCTGTTCCGGCGCTGCCGGGGCTTCGGGTTCGACCCTTGGTTCGGGCTTAATCTTTGCGCTGATCTTGTTCAGAAGCGCGGCCTGCACGGTCTTCCTTGAGAACGCATAGGCCGGAATGACGACGTCCACAGTTTTTTCGTCCGTGAGGATATCGTCTGCAAAGCCGAGTTCCACAGCCCTGTTTGCGTTCATCCAGGTCTCCGCGTCCATGAGGTGGGACAACTTCGCACGGGACAGGTTCGTCTTGATTTCATAGGCGTTGATGATGCTTTCCTTGACCTCGTCCAGCCTCTCGATGGCTTTCTCCATATCCGTATGGTCGCCCATGGCGATGGTGGCGGGATTGTGGATCATCATCATGGCCGTCGGAGCCATAAGAACCTTCGTGCCGGCCATGGCGATGACGGAAGCCGCCGAAGCCGCGATACCGTCGATCTTGACCGTGACGTCGTCCCGGTAGTCCATGAGCATGGTGTATATCTGGCTTGCCGCGATGCAGTCGCCGCCCGGCGAATTGATCCATACGGTAATGGGACCTGTGCCAGAGAACAGTTCCTCCTTGAACATTGCAGGGGTGATGTCGTCATCGAACCACGACTGTTCGGCAATCGTGCCGTAGAGTTCCAGCTCACGGCCTGCCGATCCGCTTTCGTCCGCCTGATTCCTCCACGCCCAGAACTTCTTCGTCTGATTCTTCATCGGGGTTTTCCTCCTTTCCGTTTTCGGTCGTATCCGCAAAAGCGCCCGCTCTTGCAAGCGGGAGCATATTGCCGTTGATAAGGTAGAGATCGCCGCCGTCTTCAGCCGGGATTCGGTCAAGGTTCTCCAGTTCACGGATGTCGTTTGCGGACATCCAGCCGTTCTGCCTCGCCGTGGCGTATCCGGTCATGCGGCTCTGGTAATCTCCGCGCAGCAAACCCTCCACGTTGAATTTCACGAAGAACACCTTTTTCTCGTCCGCCGTCAGGAGTGTTCTCTGAATGGACTGTTCCCATCGGATCACCCAGGGGTCGAGGGTGTACTTCACGAACTCAAGGGACTGCTGCTCTATATTGGAAAAGCTCGATTTCTCAAGGTCTCCGACCATGTGCGGCGGGACTCTGAAAATTCGAGCTATCTCATTGATTTGGAATTTTCTCGTTTCGAGGAACTGCGCCTGCTCCGTGGAAATGGAGATGGGCGTGTATTTCATGCCCTCTTCCAGCACGGCGATCTTGTTGCTGTTCGCCGATCCGCCGAAGGTGTGCTGCCAGCTTTCTCTTACACGGGACGGGTCTTTGATCGTGCCGGGATGCTCCAGCACGCCGGAAGGCGCCGCGCCGTTGGCGAAGAACTTGCTGCCGTATTCCTCCGTGGCTATGGCAAGACCGATGGCGTTCTTTGCCATTGCGATGGGGCTGTATCCGACGAGACCGTCGAAGCCAAGTCCCGGAATATGCAGCACGTCCGAAGGGTGAAGCGTGACGGTATAGCTGTTGTCCTTCGGAAGCTCGTCCTGCGATTTCTGATAGGTGTAATACAGCTGTCCCTCCTCGTCCCGGCTGACCGTCATCTTGTTCGGCATCAGCGGATAGAGCGCAACGACCTCCCCCTTGCCGTTGCGTATGATCTGCGCATAGGCGTTTCCCCACAGCAGGAGGTGGGTCATAAGCGTTTCCCGGAACACGAAGGAACTCATCTCCGGGTTCGGCTCGTCATGGAGCAGCTGATACAGCGGGTGATCGAGCGCCTTTTCCTTGCCTCCGTCCTCCTTGTATCGGTACATATGGAGCGGCAGACCCGCGATAGCCTCCGACAGGATACGGACGCAGGCGTAGACGGCAGTCATCTGCATGGCGCTTCGTTCCGTCACGACTTTGCCGGAACTTGAGTTTCCCATGTAGAAGGCATAACGTGAGCCGACCGTACTGTTCCGGGGCTTGTCTCTCGATCTGAACAGACCGCTGAAAATGCTCATATCTCATCACCGTCCTTTACAAAAATAAAAGACCGCGCGTATCGTACACGCTCTCGGTCAGGTCAGCGCCGCATCGTATGGCGCGGTCAAGAGCCATGATGGTCGCAATGGCTCCGTCTATCTTTTCCGTGGATTTCTCCTTGTCCGCTTTGATGTTCCCTGCGGGGTCGGTGCGGATATAGATGTTGTCCATCATCCACCGAAGAACCGGGTGACCGCCGTGGGCGATCTTCTGTTCAAGGGTCAGCTTCATCAGTTCCTTCGTCGGCGGGGACATATCCTTGAAGCCCTGTCCGAAGGGAACTACCGTGAAGCCCATGTTCTCAAGGTTCTGCACCATCTGCACAGCTCCCCATCGGTCAAAGGCGATTTCCCGGATATTGAAACGTTCTCCCAGCTTCTCGATGAATTTCTCAATGAAACCGTAGTGGACGACGTTTCCCTCCGTGGTCATAATGAAGCCCTGCCGTTCCCACAGGTCATACGGCACGTGGTCGCACCGAACGCGAAGCTGAAGCGTTTCCTCCGGCACCCAGAAGTATGGCAGAATGATGTATCTGCCGTCATCATCACCGGGCGGGAACACCAGGACGAACGCCGTGATGTCCGTTGTGGAGGACAGGTCGAGTCCGCCGTAGCAGACGCGGCCCTCCAGATCGTCTTCCGAAACCGGGGACGCGCAGGCGTCCCATTTCTCCATCGGCATCCATCTGACCGACTGCTTGACCCACTGGTTGAGGCGGAGCTGCCGGAAGGCGTTCTCCTCGCCGGGGTTCTGCTGGGCGGACAGACAGGCGGCTCTGACCTTGTCGAAGCCTACCGTGATGCCGAGGGACGGGTTCGCCTTCTTCCAGACGGCGGGGTCTGTCCAGTCCTCGTCTTCAGCCGCGCCATAGATGACCGAGTAGAAGGTCGGGTCGATCTTTCGTCCGGTCTGGATGTCGAGCGCCTTCTGGTGCACCTCCCAGCAGATCGAGTTGGTGTCGTTGCCGGCCGTGGTGATCAGGAAGTAAAGCGGCTGCATCCTTGCGTCACCGGAACCCTGGAGCATGACGTCGAACAGCTTTCTGTTTGGCTGCGTGTGAAGCTCGTCGAAGATGACGCCGTGGGTATTGAAGCCGTGCTTGTTCGCCACGTCCGCAGAAAGAACCTGGTAGGAGGAGTTGGTCGGCTTATAGACCAGCTTCTTCTGCGATTCCAGTATCTTCACGCGCTTGGAAAGCGCCGGACAGAAACGAACCATATCGACGGCTACGTCAAAGACGATCTTCGCCTGGTTGCGGTCGGCGGCGCAGCCGTACACTTCGGCGCGCTCTTCGCCGTCTCCGCAGGTGAGGAGAAGAGCGACGGCGGCGGCAAGTTCCGACTTGCCCTGTTTCTTTGGAATCTCGATGTACGCCGTGTTGAACTGGCGGTATCCGTTCTCCTTGACGACTCCGAACAGATCCCGGATGATCTGTTCCTGCCAGTCGATAAGCTCGAACGGCTTCCCGGCCCAGGTGCCTTTGGTATGGCACAGGGACTCGATGAACATGACGGCGTAGTCCGCCGCCTCCTTGTCGTAACGGGAGGTCTTCGCCATGAACTTCGTGGGTTTGTATTTCTTCAGCTTTCGCACTTGGCGGCCTCCTTTCAAAGCATAAAAAATGAGCCTCCGCCGTGATCGGCGAGACCCTTCATAACGAGGAACAGAGCCGTCCGGCTCGTGTTCCGCAGGTATTCAGTTGCCGTTGTTTACTGCCGCATCGCCCAGGCGATTGCGTGGCCGTCGTCCTCGAACTCGACCTCGCTTGCCGCTCGCAGCCCGATGGTCCCTTCGCAGGAGTGGTCGTCATCCAGGAACTCGTAGGTTGCTCCGAAGTAGCAGGGCTTGTTCTGCCCGTTGTAGAAGCATCCCGCCATGACCACCTTGTCGCCGAAGGTCAGGACCTTGCTCCATCTGGTTTCCAGGTCTTCCGGGGTGGTGGGGTTCGGCAGTCTGTACTTTCTCATTGCTTCACTGATCGTCATCGTTCCGTCCTCCTTACCGTTCGCTGCGGATCGCTTTCCGCTTTGCCTGCTGCGCTGTGTAGAGAACCGTGAAGTCTTCCCAGGAAAGGCGGTAGGCGCTGCAGTCCTGCGAGAACTCGATGCGGATGCCCTCGATCTCGTTGCGGTCGGTGCAGGCTTCGATGCGCTTGAGGTAGGCTGCGGCTCTCTTGCTGAGTTTCTGCTGTTTCATGGTGTTGTCCTCCGTTCGTTTTGGTACTGTATATATCACTCTAAACGGAGAAAATAGCAAGTCATTTCTGCGATATTTCTCAAAGAAATTTACACAAAATACCAGCCCGGAAACTGTGTATTTTATGACTGCGTATGGCGGTGGATCGTCTCTATGATCTGCTCCTGCTCCTCGGCGGCGACGCCGATGGATTCGAGCGCCTGCCGGGTTCCGCAGTCCGGGCAGATGAGGGTTTTGTTGTCCGTCCTCGAAAGAGCCGGATGCTCGTGGTAGATTCTGCCGCAAAGCGGGCAGACGGCGGTCCTTGTCACGTTATCCTTCATTTTCACATACCTCCACGCATTTGTCGTAGGCATCGAACAGCACGTTTCTGTCGAAGCCGAAAGTGTCGTATCCCTCAAGGCAGGTCCTCATGTAGTAGTTGCTCGGAATGCCGATGGGTCGCTCCTCGTGCATGATGTACGCGAACGCGGTCGCCGTCCGGCGGAGGCCCGTGCGGATACCTTTGTACCGCACCTTGATCTCCTGCTTGTAGTAGAAGGTCGGGAAACCCTCGTAGCGGTCGAGCGCCTTCTCGTCCTTTTCGGTGACCTCCCAGATTACCACGGGAACGGAGCCGTTCTCGTTCCGCTCGATAGTGAGGTAGGACCCTGTTTTGCTTCCTTTGAAAAGCAGTTCCCAGCCTTTGAGGGTGGCTGTGCCGAGGATCGTCGCGTGAGGGCAGCGCACCCGCATCTGCGGAACGTTGAGGTTGCTGCCGTAGGCGATGTAGTACCGTTTTGCCATATTCTTTACCTTCCTTTCCGAAGGGAATGCCCTTCTACCACCTTAAGACCGCCGGAGCGGTCAAAAGTGTGGGCCTCCGGGCTGCGTCCTTCAAGCGGCCGCGCGTCCGTGGCGGAAAGCAGTGTCGCCGGAAAGGTTGCGGGTCAGGAAGTCTCTCGCGGTTGCGAACTCCTCGCCGATAAAGCCCAGGCGAAGGAGCCAGGTTCTCATCGCGTACTTGGGGTTCTCGTTCTGCTGGGGCTTGGGGCTTGCCGTCCGCACGTCCTTCGCCATCTGGCTGAGCGCGAGGCAAAGCTGAATGTAGCTCTTGAGCTGCCCTGCGTGGATGCCGCCCTTGCGCTCGGCAGTCGGCTCGTCGAACTGGAAGAGCCGGAACTCAACGGTGCCCTTGGTGAAGGTGGCGTGGTAGTTGAGCATATGGTAGCGGCTGTCGTTGTAGTGCTGCGTTCTGCCGTAGTTTGCGCCCTGGCTCGTGTACCAGATGTCGGCGAGGCTTGCCATCGTCTTCGGCTTCTTCGCGTTGACCATCCGCAGGAAGTTCGGGTCGACCGTCCGGCAGTAGCGGCGGATGCGGCCGCTGTCCAGCTTGAGGGCGTCGGCGATCAGACTCTCGTGGCTCGCCATGATGTTCGCCAGGTTGCGGAGCGTTTGCGGCGTGTGGCCGTTCGCTCCAATGTGGATGTGGACTCCGCAGCCCCGGCTGGCGTCGCTCTTCGCGCCGTTGTGGCGAAGCTGGCGGCAAAGCTCCTGCAGGGTCTCGATGTCGCCGTAGGTCAGGATCGGGGTGACCAGTTCGCACTTTTCGCTGTCCGGTCCCTGGATGCTGACGTCCCTCTGGAACTTCCACTCGCGTCCCTGCGCGTCCCACGCGCTCCAGGTGTAGTATCCGTTGCGGTGGGCGGTGTCTTCGTACCGGCCGGTTCCGAAGAACCCGGCCGCGACCTTGGCGGCCGCGCGGCGGGTGATGCCGTTCATCTCGACTTCGACCCCGATGGTCTGCTTCTTCATCTCGGTGATCTGTCTTTCGGTTCTTGCGTTCATGGCGTCTGCCTCCTTGAAAAGCCTTTGTTTTCCGCGGGTTTTCTCCCTTGCGGTACTGTATATATCACTCTAAAAGCCTGAAATAGCAAGTCATTTTCGCGACATATACAGCACAAATATGAGGCTCTTTTTCGGGGCTGAATTGTGTACATTACGGGTCGATCTTCCGCACGATATCCTCGCCGTAGACCACGTTCAGACCGCTGCCGTTGTCCCATCGCATAAGCAGGGACCCGGTGTCGTCCACGCACAGGACAGTGCCGCGCGTTCCGGCGGGAGGCGCCTGGCGGTCGTCCATCCTCACCAGTTCCACACGGGTGCCGGCGGGGTACTGCCTGCGCACACGTTCGACCGTTTCTCTTGAGGGGAAGCCGTTCATGCCTGCACCTCCTTCGCCGCGTCGCGCTTTGCCTTCTGAGCCGCGCTGAAAGCGTCGGCGGCCGCCTTGTTGGGGAAGGCCGCGCTGCCGGATAGATTCTTCATGAGGATCTTGCGGTGTTCCTTGCTGTCCGTTCCGATGAAGCCGAGCCGGAGGAGAAAGCCCCGGAAGGCGTACTTCTCGCTTTCGACTTCCTTCTCGGTCGCGGTAACTCTGACGGATTCCTTCGCCATCCTGCAAAGGGCGGCGATGAACGCTGTGTAGGCGCTGATCTCTTCCGGCGAGGGAACGCGGTCGAACCAGGGGAAGCTGACCTTCTCCGTATCGAATCCGACCGTGAGCCTTGCAGCGCCGAGCGCCTTCTGGATCAGCTTCGCCTTGCTGTCGATCAGCTTCGTGAGCCGGTCCAGGCTTTCGGGGCTGAAGCCGTCGAGGGGCATCGAGATCGTCAGGCTGTCGCCGTCAGCCTCGCTTTCGGGTTCGGCGGCCGTGGGGGTGCTGTCGCCCTCTGTAAGGGCGGCGTCGGGGCTTTCGGATTCTTCCTCGAATCCCTCACGCTGTTCGCACTCGAAGCCCGCCGCGGCGACAGCTTCAAGCACCCGCTCGACCTCTTCGGTATCGGAGCGATCGCTGAATGACAGGGTGCCTTCCTTGTCGACTGTGAAGTAGTCGATCTCGTAGGCGCAGGTCGGCATGAACTTGTAGACTGCCCTCGCTCCGGTTGTCTCCGAGATGACCTTGACGAGAGCCTTGCGGCGGTCGCCGGTGACGTTGTACCTGATTTCCATGTGGGAAAACCTCCTTTGTTTTTTGGGTAGTGTATTAATCACTCTAAAAGCCTGAAATAGCAAGGGGTTTTCCCATATTTCCGGGGACAAATATCACAGAAACATCAGCCCTTGAACTGGTCGTAGTACACAATGCCCGCGAGTACGAAACAGACGCACGGGAGGGCCACGCCGTTGCCCCACAGCTTGTATTCCGCGGAGTCGGCGTGAGGGTCTTTCAGCCACTTCACGATCTGGACGCGGGTTTTGGGCTTCGCCGCCGATCCGGTCACCAGGCGGTGTGTCTCAAAGACCTCTCTCCAGAACTCTATTTCCTCCTCAGCCGGCTCTTCCGTTTCAAGGCCGGCGCACCACCAGTCGGGAAATCCCTGAAGCCTGGCGCATTCGGTCGGCGTGAGCCTGCGGACGATGTAGTACGGCTCTTCGGTCACGGTGGGCGGGTCTTTGTAGTCCGTCGCCACGAGGGTGTTGACGATGTCCTCCTCGGCGAGGGTGTGATAGGAACTCTTGCTCGTGGAATACACGGGATGCGCTACGGCCCCCGGTCCCTTCGCAAGCATCGGCGGTTCGACCTCTGTTTCGATGCACGGGGCGAACTGCGCGTTCTGTCCCATGTTATAGGTGGCGCGGTCGATACCGTAGGCGACAGCGTGACGGTCGGTCGCGTCCAGAGTGAAGGACACGTCCCCGCCGAAGCCGCAGCCCTGCGGGCCGTTCCTGTCGGAGCGACCGATCATGGAGCCCTGCACAGCCACCACAGCCATACCGCCCTGGTTGCAGACGGGATTACCGCCGTTGGCGTCAAGGGTGCGGGTCGTTTCGGCTTCGTAGAATCCGCTGTTCGGATTGTCCGACTTCATCGCGTTGGAGTCCTTGGCGCAGATGCCGTAGACAGTCGGAACGAAAAGGGTCTGATCGTTGTTCGTGGCGAGGGTCCCCGACTTGTCCTTCTGGATGAGCGGTCCCTTGCCGCCGCCTTCACAGCCGCAGCGGATCTTCATGACGAGAGGCACGTTGTTGCCGCCGGTCCCCATACGGGAGGTCAGCGTCTGCACCTTTCCGTCCCCGGATACGGTCACCCGGCTGTCGGTCGGATGGTTCTCCACGGCGATGGCGTCCGGGGTGTCCACCACAACGGGAGGATGCCCGTCCATCTGGGAGCGGAGCGTCCCCGTGACGTCCTCGGATACAGCCATAAAGCTGCCTCCCTGGTCGTTCAGCACCATGACGCCGTTCCGGCCTGTGGACATTCCGCAGTTCACGCCGAGCGTGGCGGCGATGTCGGCTATCGCGCCGTTGTAGCCGTCTGTGCCGACGCCTGCCGGATGAGCGCCTTCTTCAGCAGCTCCGGCAGATCCTTGCCACGAACGGAAGCCCTGCGGAGTATACCCAGACAGGCCTTCTGACTCAAACAGTACTTTTCCGGCACGCTGGCCTGCAAGATCTGCGACAAGGTAGATGCGTTTTCTGCGCTGGGGGACTCCCCAGTATTGAGCATCAAATACCCGCCATGCGACTGAGTGATCGTCTGCCAGGATACATCCGGCGTTCGTCCACTTCGCAGGTCGAGGAGTATCAGCTTCGGGGTCTTTGATTTTGCGGATCTCGTCGAGAACGGCTTTGAAGTCGGCGCCGGCGCTCGACGAGAAGGCGCCGGGGACGTTTTCCCAGCACAGCCAGGTCGGATATCGTCCATTGGTAGCTTCCCTCATTTCTTTCGCGATTCGGACGGCTTCGTAGAAAAGGTTCGAGCGGGACCCGTCCAGTCCCGCTCTGCGCCCGGCCACGGACATATCCTGGCACGGACTCCCAAAGGTGATGACGTCCACGGGTTCAAGGTCAGCGCCGTTGAGCCTGGACACGTCGCCGTAGTGTTTCATAAAGGGCAGCCGCTTTGTGGTCACGCGGATGGGAAACGGCTCGATCTCTGAAGCCCACACGGGCGTGATCCCGGAGATCATTCCGCCGAGCGGAAAGCCGCCCGAGCCGTCGAACAGGCTGCCGAGTGTGAGGTTACTGTTCATCGGGGAGTTCCACCTCCTTGACAAGGTCGGCATACGGGATTGTCTGACCGCCGCGCTCCACAAAAATATCCTCCGGGGCGATGCCGTTCTCTACGGCGCGCCGGAGGATGACGGATGCGTATTTGCCGTCCAGTTCCATCATGAAGCAGGTGCGGTTCATCTGCTGGCATACCATCATGGTTGAGCCGGAGCCGCCGAATGTATCTACCACGATGGCGTTCTCCTGGGTGGAGTTCCCGATGGGATACGCCAGCAGGTCGAGCGGCTTGCTCGTGGGATGGTTGGCGTTGCGCTTCGGCTTGGCGAAGTTCCAGACGGTGGTCTGCTTGCGGTCGGAGAACCAGGGGTGCTTCCCATTCTGAAGGAAGCCGTACAGCACGGGTTCGTGCTGCCACTGATAATCCGAACGGCCAAGGACGAGAGAGTCCTTCACCCAGATGCAGCATCCGGCGAGATGGAACCCGGCGTCCACGAAAGCGCGCCGGAAGTTCAAGCCCTCTGTGTCGGCATGGAACACATAGGCCGAGCCGCCCTTTTCCAGGTGGTCGGCCATCCGCTGAAACGCCGAGAGAAGGAACTGATAGAACTCCTCGTCCTTCATGGAATCGTTCTGGATGGTCAGCCCGCTTGCGCTCTTGAAGGAAACGCCGTAGGGCGGGTCCGTCAGAAGCAGGTTCGCCCGTTTGCCGTCCATGAGCAGGGCCACGTCCTCCTCGGAAGTGGCGTCCCCGCACACCAGGCGGTGTCGGCCGACCGTCCACACGTCGTCGCGCTCCACGAAGGAGGCTTTCTCCAGAGCGGCGGTGAGGTCGAAGCCGTCATCCTTTACATCTTTCTCACCGTCGTCGAAGAGGTCGGCAAGTTCGTCGGTGTCGAAGCCTGTGAGGAGCGGGTCGAAATCCGCCGCCTGCAGAGCTTCGATCTCAACGCGCAGGAGTTCTTCATCCCATCCGGCGTCCATCGCCATACGATTGTCGGCGATGATGTACGCTTTCTTCTGGGCTTCGGTGAGGTGGTCGGCGAAGACGCACGGCACCTCGGTGATGCCTTCCTCCTTCGCCGCGAGGATGCGGCCGTGTCCGGCGATGACGCCGTAGTCACGGTCGATGATGACGGGGTTTATAAAACCGAACTCCCGCAGAGAAGACCGCAGTTTCACGATCTGCTCCGGGGAGTGTGTGCGGGCGTTATTCACGTAAGGGACCAGTTTCGTGATCGGCACGAGCTGGAGTTCGGTTGTGGTCTTCATCGGACAAGCCCCCATTCAGCGAACTTCTCGAAGCCGCCGAGACCCGCGATGTATTTACGGGCGATCTCCACGATCTCCGAGTACGGCCTGCCGTCCACGGTATCGTCGCCGATGGCGCAGCACAGTTCCACGGGGCTGTCGGTCTCCTGGGCTTTGAGCCAGGCGTACACGTTGACGGACACGTCCGCCTTGGACAGGTCCTTGCCGTGCAGGCCGCCGCCCGTAACGGAGTCGGCCATATCAGAGCCGAGCTTGCGGTTGGTGGCGCCGGAGTCGACGTCTGTGCCGCCCGTCCAGTCGCCCAGGGGATTGATCTCCGCGTCCGGGTAGGTCTCGCGAAGATGGACGGTTTCGGCGTTGCTCTGACAGATGATCAGCCGTTCTCCGTCCAGGATGTACTTGCCGTCGCGGCCGTACAGATCGTAGAGGAACTTCGCAATATCCGCCAGTCGGTTCTGCTCCTCGGTGACGGGCGTCCCTTTGAAGATGCCGTTGTCGCCGCAATGGAAGCCGTCCGTCTGGTTGTCGGAGAGGTGCGCGTCCTGCGGGACTTCGACATAATTCGACAGAATACGATCCCCGGCGATGCGGTGAACGATGGCCGCGGCTTCCTCGTCCGTGATGTGGACGGAGGTCTCCGCGATGATGTGGCAGACGCCGTGGCCGATCAGGACCTCCACGGCAATCTTAGGATTTTCGTCCTTGGTATAAGCCAGGTCGACAAGCGCGCCGGCGATGCGGTCGGCCACCTTGTCAGGGTGCGAGGGATTGACTTTTTCAAACATGGTTCTCATCCTTTCCTTGCCCGAAGCAAACGTTCCATGAGGTCGTCCTGCGGGGAGACCTCGCCGTAGTCCGTGGAGCAGTTGTCCTTCACGATCTGGAAGATCTCGTTCCACAGTCTCACAGCCTGGTTCATGTAGTTGATGCCGATATTGATGAACGGAGACGGTATCGGTTTCTGCGTGGTGGGATGCTTTGAGAGAAAACCCATCCTGTTGGTCATCTCCTCGCATTGGATCCACCTCGCGCTGCACATCGCATACCGCTCCAGAAGCTGAGGCGAAACCTTTGAAGCGCAGCCGATTTTCTTCAGCCACTCCCAGGTCTCGGTATAGATCTCCTCGGCCTGCAGCTGACTGCCGTCGCGTTGTTCCGCCGAAAGAAAATCGTGGGGCTTCGGCATATCGACACCCTCGACTTCGGGAATATCCAGGACTTCGAGCCGTCTGCCGCCGGGATTGCCGTTCTCGGCCTTCTCTTTGACAGCGGTTTTCTTCCTTCCCGCACCGGGTCTCGCGCCTCCGCGCCCGCCTGTGTTGTTCGATTTTGTTGGCACTATCTCACCTCCATTGTCCGGGACCTTTAATTACCCTTTTGAAATCGCTTTTTTCGCGCACGTGACCCCAAGCCGCTGCCCGTGATAATGGTCCCGGAGATTTTGACCGGCCCTGATCTGTACCCCGAAAACTGGACAGTCATTGATTGAAATCCAAGAGTGTGAAATCAAAAAAACACACAAAAAGCAGAGTTGGGAATCAAGATTTCGGACAGATATGAAACCTGTCAGTCAAAAAACTGGACAGTTGTGGTATAATATTCGTACTTGATTTCCCGCCTCTGCGAAGGAGGACTTAAATGACTGACAACAAACCGAAAATCACTGGCCACGGCGGCGCTCGTCCGGGTGCCGGGCGAAAGAAGAAAACGCCGGAGGGGACGTATGAACATGTCACATTTACGGCAGAACAGCTCAAGGAACTGACGGAGTCACCACACGTTGCCTATGTTTCAAGTAAGACCGTTTCTTACACCAAGGCTTTCAAAAATGCAGCGTGGTTGCGGTACTGCGATGGAGTCGATCCGGTCCAAATATTCGAGGACGCAGGATTCAACGTTGAGACGTTGGGAAAATCACGTGTTTTGAGCTTTTTCAAACTTCTCCGGGAGGCAAAGGAGAAAGGGCTTGCTTTTACAGAAGGCAGTGATCCGTATCCTGCTGGCACCGAAAAGCAATTCTCTTTCCCAACGCCGCCCCGTCGGGCAAAACGCGGACGACCACCAGTCATGAGCGACTCTGAGATCAATAAGCTGGCTGCTAAAGTTGCTTATTTGTCGCAAGAGCTCGAGTTCCTAAAAAAAATTATCTTAGCGGAGCACAGGGAGAAATAGCCATGTACATGAGAGGCTCTCCGCAAGTCCGGTATAAGATTATTGCAGAAACCATAAGCCGCGACGACAATCTTCTGAACATTGCCTATCTCTGCGAAATAGCCGGCGTGTCTCGCTCGGGGTTTTACTACTGGCGGAGCAATCAGGCCAAGCGGAACGCAGAAGAGGAACAGGATCAGCGCGATTTTGATCTTATCCTCGCGGCATTCAAACACCGCGGCTACGATAAAGGCGCACGGGGCATTCATATGAGGCTTCTACACCAGGATCCGCCCGTCATAATGAACACAAAAAAGATCCGGCGGCTCATGAAGAAGTACAATCTGCGATGTCGGCTGAGACGCGTGAATCCTTACCGGGTTCAGGCAAAAAGGCTTCAGGAAAACCGTATTGCGCCGAACATTCTCAACCGGCAGTTCCGGGCGCACGGCCCCAGGACGGTTCTTTTGACGGACATTACCTTCGTTCCGCATTACTCTCACCATGGTGGTGGCGGACAGAAGTACACCTATGTCTGTGTCATTATGGACGCCTATACAAAAGAGGTTCTCTCTTGCGTGTGCAGCGCATCTTACGAAACCGACTTCGTTCTGGAAGCAATAAACCAGCTGATGGAGTTGCACGGGCCGGAACTCAAGACGGACGCCCTGATCCATTCTGACCAAGGCTGCCAGTATACAAGCACACGATTTGTCACCTTGTTGATGGACTACGGGCTGCGTCAGTCGATGTCGCGCCGTGGGAACTGCTGGGACAACGCACCGCAGGAAAGCCTGTTCGGTCATATGAAAGATGAGATCCGCATTAACGGCAGCGACGGCCACAACGTCGTGAGTCGGAAGGTTCTCGACTGGATCGACTACTACAACAACGAACGTTACCAATGGAGCCTGGCAAAGCTGTCTCCGGCAGAGTACTACCGCTATGTAACCACAGGCGAGTATCCCATTCCTGTCACCGGCGATATTCAGGCTTCCGTACCCGGTGGCGCTGCCCCCGAGCCCCCGGAGTTTAACGCTTTTGTTTCCGGGGAAGGCATAGAAAAAGGCGAAGCCTCAGCCTCGCCTTCCCCGCAAACCTGACAAGCCGCTCGGGTCGCTCTCCAGCGTTGCCCTATCCTGCCTGTCAGTAAAGCACATTCATTATACCATGGATTCTACTTTTGGAAATCAAGTGTGCAAATGTTGTCCGAATTTCGGGGTGCACTTCACCCCTGGGTCTATGTCTTGACACCATGTTCTTCCGTGGATAATGTCACTGACGTGATGCTGACTGATGGAAAAGACGCTTGCAATTTCTTTCTGCAACCGTCCTTCGGCGTACATTTTTCTTATCTCCTGGACATCATCAAGGGTTAATTTCGATGCAACTGCTTTCTCGCCGTGCCTCAAGCACACGGCAGTTCCGTGCCGAATAGAATCCTGTGCGTTTTCCTTTGGGGTTCCCCAACAGATATTGCACAGGCGATTATCTAACGGGTTTCCGTTCAAATGCCGACAAACATACTGTTCGGGTCGCTTTCCTACAAACGCATTCAGAACGAGGGTGTGTACATACATAACGTGCTGTTTGACCGGGTGACCGCCATCTCTGACATTTACCCTGTAATAACCTTTGTGTAGTCGCTTTGGAAGTACCCGAAGCGTTCCATTTCTGTCAGAATAGATTTCTCCATCTATATCTGCATAGTATCCGGGATAATCTGGAATACGTTTCATCATCTGTCCCCCAACTCATGGTGCAGCTTTGTATGGCACGACTGGCACAGGCTCATAAGGTTGCTTTCCCTGTGATCGCCGCCCCTGGAAATAGGCAGGATGTGATGCACCTCCTCGACCGGGGTCAGCCGTCCTTCCTTGAGACACATCTCGCAGAGGGGGTGGGTCTGGGCGTAGCGGTCACGGATGCGCTTCCATGCTCTGCCGTACTTCCTGTTCACGTCTGCGGCGCGTTCGTACCTGTTGTAACGGTCGCGCTCGGCCTTCGTGTGTTCGGCGCAGTACTGACCGTCGTCCGCGGCAAGCCTCGGACAGCCGGGGTGACCGCAGGGACGCTGTGGTTTCCTTGGCACGGGGTTCACCTCCGTCTGCGGAACTTCTCGCGGAACCAGTAGCGGATGATGTACCAGCACTGCTCCAAAGCGCCGACTTTTCTATAGCTCATAAAGGGTCCTCCTTCGCGGGGCATAAGAAAAGCCCCACGGGATTGCTCCCGCGAGGCTCGTCCTGTGCGCGATTTCTCATGCTACCATTATATCTCTTTTCCATGTGCCAAACTACGGCAAAGTGTGCCAACTTTAATCCGGCACAGAAATATTTCTCAGAGCCGAGGCGTGAATGCGGTGAACCGTGCGGTCGGAAACGCTCAACATGGAGGCGATCTGCTCCCAGGTGCGGTTGTCGAGATAGCGGTATGTCAGAAGAAGCCGTTCCTCACGGTTTTCCACCTTTTCGAGGGATTCGGTGATCTTCTTTTTCAGAACCACCAGTTCGCAGAGTTCACGGTGGATCTTCTGCTCCATATCCATGATATCGTCCAGATAGCGGACGAACGGCGGGTCGGGATTTCTGGAAGTCTGCACACGCTCTCCGAAATTCGGTCCCGATATTCTTGTCGCCAGATCTCGGAGTCTTTCCAGTTCCTCCACGTCCGAATCGATCAGTTCATTCAGCCTGTAAGCCTGATTCAGAAACTCTTTTGCTGTCACAGCCATACCTCCGGGGTGTTTATTTTCCTCGGATTGACTCTCATTGTCTCAGATTTGCCTTGACTGCCTCAATTAACGCCGCCTGTGTGGTGTCTTTCTTCTGGAGGGCTTTCAGAATCCGCTCGTCAATTGTGTCCTCGGTCACGATATGCTGCACAACGACGGTTTTCGCGTTCTGTCCCTGCCTCCACAGTCTCGCCACGGTCTGCTGATACAGTTCCAGCGACCATGTAAGCCCGTACCATACAAGCGTAGAACCTCCACTCTGAAGATTCAGCCCGTGTCCCGCCGACGCCGGGTGGATAAGGGCGACGGGCAGTTCGCCCTCGTTCCACCTGCGGATACTCGCCTCCGTGTCAAGCCTTGAAAACGGGATGTGCAGTTTATGGAGCCTTTCGCTGATACGGTCAAAATCGTGCCGGAACCAGTAAGCCACAAGCAGCGGATTCCCGTTCATGCTTTCGATGATGTCCTCAAGGGCGTCGAGTTTGCGGTCGTGGAGACTAAGCACCTTCTGCGTATCGGTGTATATCGCCCCGTTCGCCATCTGGGAGAGCTTGCCGGACAGCGCCGCCGCATTTGCCGCTGTTATCTCACCTCCCGGAAGCTGAAGAACGAGGTCTTCACACATATCGTCATATTTTCTGCGTTCATCCTCCGACAGGCGGACGATATGATTGGTGTTGACCAGTTCCGGCATTTTCAGATGGTCGGTCGCCTTCATGGAGATCGTGATATCCGAGATTTTCTCATATATCCGTTTCTCGGCTCCCGGCAGAGGCTTATAGGAGTAGACGATTTGTCCGTTCATCTTGTCGGGCTTGAAATACGCCGTTCGGTACTGCCCGATAAAGCGTCCGAGCCGCTCTCCCATATCCAGAAGCCGGAATTCCGCCCACAGATCCATCAGCCCGTTGGCGGTAGGCGTACCAGTAAGCCCCACGATGCGTTTTACCTTCGGTCTGACCTTCATAAGGCTCCTGAACCGTTTCGCCTGATGGTTCTTGAAGGACGAAAGTTCGTCTACCACCACCATGTCGAAGTCAAAGCGGATAGTGTCGATCATCCACTGCACGTTTTCACGGTTGATGATGTAGATATCGGCTTTCGCCCTCAAGGCGTCGAGCCGCTCCTTCTCGGTACCCACCGCGATGCTGTATCTCAAACCGCTCAGATGATCCCACTTGCCGATCTCGTCGCTCCAAGTCTGGCGTGCGACTCGGAGCGGCGCTATGACAAGCACCTTATGGATCTGGAAGCTGTCAAACAGCAGATCGTTAAGAGCCGTCAGCGTGATGACTGTCTTTCCGAGACCCATATCAAGTAGAACCGCCGATATCGGCTTTGTCTCGATATAGTCGATGGCGTATTTCTGATAATCGTGCGGTATGAACTTCATCCTCTTTCACCTCCGATCTCCCGCAGGATGGTTTCTATCTGTTCCGCTCCGTCAAGGACATACACGCGGAAGCCCAGCCGCCGCAGAAGCCGATGTCTTGACAGTTGAAGCGGTCTCGGTTTCTCTCCGGGAGCCTTGACCTCAACAAAGGCGATATGGCCACCCGGCATCAGCACCATACGGTCGGGCATCCCGTCGAAGCCGGGTGATACGAGCTTTGGGGCGATGCCGCCTGAACGCCTGACTGCCGAGACCAGTTTCTGTTCGATGGCTTTCTCTCTCATAGAAGCTTTACCACCGGATCGGCAAGATCGAACGCCGCATAGGAAGCGGAGAGGAAGTCGCGGATGACTTTGCCCTTGTAGGTCAGCGTTGTCTTCGTGCCGGCGTGAACGGCGTAACTGCCGTAATTTTCGACAATCGTTATAAGCTGACCCCTGTACTGACGGTAACGGGTATTGCGGCTCGTCTGCTTCCACGCTTTTCTGACGAAGTTCCTGCGTCGCTTCGCGCGGTTCCGCATGAGACGTTCGCGCTCCTTCGCCTTTAGGATATCGCCCTCCATGATTCCGGCGCAGATGCAGCCGACAGTGACAGGCTCAAAGTATTCCTCGTGTTCCATAATGTGCTCATAGCGAACGTTGCCGCATCCGCAGAGTTCGCATTCGCTCAGAGGCGCTTCCGGGTCGTCCTCGCGGACGTCTACGACGTCGGCACAGTACCAACCATGCAAAGGTGCGCCCCATTCCTTCAAACGACGCAGACATTTCGCCAGATATTTTTTGTCCATATTGTCCGCGCCGTAAATATTGACTGTGTTCATTGAAAACCTCCTGTTTTACTGACTTTCCGGGGTTTTGTCCTTTTGTCACATTTGTCCCCTTGTCTGTTGGTGGAGAGAGGGGAAAATACCGATATATAAATAAATAGTTTGAATTTGTTTATCTTAATGGTTCGGACAAAAAGGACAAAACCCGAAATCGCTGATTTCATAAGGGATTATCGTTGTCACACCTTCTCGGACAATTGTGTGACAAAAGGACAAAACCCGCTCTCGACCCACGGATTCACGCTGTACTTCGGCAGCGGAGGTCTGCCCGGACTGACCGCTTTTTCCGGCTGCCGTGCGATGTATCCGTAATCATCGAGAAAGTCCAGAACGGGCTGTATCTCCGCCACAGTCTTAAACGTGCGACAGTACCGCATCGCGGCGCGCCTGTCAAACTCGGTGAGCTTTCGCTCCTTCAGCATGGTCAGAATTCGGTTCGCCTGTTTGAACATGGCGTCCTCCGGCAGTACGGAGTATGCCGCCTGCGCATGGTTCAGAAAATACCTTCCGAGGCGTATGGCGTTTTCCATCGTCCTGCCGTCCACCGTGAGCGGTTCCGCCACGTCCAGAAACTCATGACTCCGATGGGTTCCGGCGCGACACAGAAGTCCCGCGATGCGGAGCGTATTGCCGATGAGTTTGCCCGCCCAGTCCGCAAGCTCGGCATAGTCGGTTACCAGCTTCGGTTCCAGCTCCTCCGCAAAGGAGATCAGCAGCTTCTCGGCGTCGTCCGAGAGCGTAATGACTTCCGGCCTTTCCGGGTACTCGTCCTCCAGCAGATTGATGACGAGCCGTTCGTATCTGTGGTAGACTTCGTCCGTCACGGGCTTCGACTGAAAGCGTCGGTTGCCGACGAAGGACACGGGCATACAGTAGAGAAAACGTGCGGTCAGGCCTCTGCCTCTGAAGGTCGTATTGTTCAGCACCTCGGAGATCACGTTCGGCTGCGCCATCAGCAGAATGGTCAAAGCGGGATTCATGATGCTCTCGCTCTCCCTGCCGATACGGTCGACGCGGATGGGATCGCCGGAGTAGCCCTTCAGCATAACGTCGATGTTGACGTTCTTCGTATAGATGCCGGCGAGGGTGTCGAAGATGCCGCCCTCACTGGAGATCAGCGCCGCTCTGCCGTGGTTGGCGGAGATGACCGACACCAGCTTCTCGGTCGTGATATCGTCCACATAGAGCTGCATCGGGAGGATCTCCCGGAACTCGGAGATCTCCTGCGCGATCTTTTCCATTTCCTCCACCTCGACCTTGCCCTTGGCGACCTGGTCCTCGATGGCTTTCTGCCTGCGTTCCAGAACCCGTTTCTGCATTCTGCTGCTCTCCACGAGAGCGGCGTTCCGCTGATTGTACTGAAACTCATACTCGTTGATGGGTTTGAGCATCATGTGCTGCACCGCCGACTTTCTCTCGGACGGCGGGGCAATGGCCAGAACGTAGGTGTTGAGCGGCTCGAACCAGTCCTGCTTTCCCTGAACGCGGTATTTGCCCTGCAGACACACTGAGAGCATGGAGAGGGATACGGCTCCCGCCATATCCACCGGGGTCTGTGTGCTTTCCGCCACGGCGGTCACATAGTCCGCGATATCCTTCGGCAGCGCCTCGATCGGGAACCGCGCCATCGTGTATCTGCTGAAAGGAATGGGGTCTTCCCAGCGGATGGGACCTTTCGCGTTGTAGACCTCCGGGGAGATGTAGTCGGGCTGGCTTGCGATCCGCTTGTAGTACTTGGACGCGCTGCGCCAGATGGTCTCAAGTTCCGAGTCTTCGAGCGGTGGGACGCATCTTTCCGCCTGCCGATAAAAACACTTTCTGGATTCTTCCGTATTCCCATAGCGTTTCATGGAGCGTACTGCCCACCGGAACATCGTGGCGTTCCTGCTGCCTTCCCGTATCTCCTGATCCATGTGGGCAAAGCCGTCCTCGTCGAAGAACATGGAGAGGTTGATGATACCGGGTTGCACATAGACCTCGGCGTCGGGATTGCCGTAGAAAAACCTCGCGGCGTCCTGCGCCTTGGTGTCGAAGTAGGGATAGACCTCCTGCACCTGTTTGACCAGCCGCTTGTAGGTTTCCGGGTCGGTGATCCTGTCAACGAAGAAGATGATGTGGTACTTGGGTCTCGGCGCTCTGCCATCCTTCGGTTTCATGTGGTTGCGGCTCGTATAGAGGAGCATCGCCACGTCGGTGAACTCTTCGATGATGTCATCCTTCGTGACCCAGTCCTTCGGATCGTCGGAGTGCGTATTGTCGCAGTCCACCACAAGGGTATCGGTATGTTTGAAGTTCTCTTCGCTGCGGTAGTTGTTTCTGAAGCAGATGAAGGTGTGGTCTTTCGACACCAGCTTCTTGAGGGTATCCACGTCTGTCACCGTATAGCTGTCGGGATAGACGCAGTTCGTCCTGTTGCCGCAGCACCTTGCCACCCATATGGGGAGTGAAAATGAGGCGTTCACGGCGTCACCTCCTTCAGATCATCGGTAAAATAACGAACGGTCATGTTCTTCCTTTTCGCCTTGTCGATCTCGGCTTTCATGCCGGCCGATACCATTCCGCCGAAAACCCACAGTTCCTCGCATCTGCCGAGAATGACCATATCCATGAACATGGCGAGGTCTCGTTCCGTTTCTTCATCCATGAAAAGCGGAAACAGCAGATGCGGTGCAATGGGAATGGCGTGGCTGTCAACGGCGAAGCGGCTGTAGCGGATCGCCTTTTGTGTGTTGCCGGGGACGTCGCCCGAAAACGGGCTGCATATGTACACGAGCGGACGGTACCTCGCCGCCCGTGCCGCTTTCTTTTCTTCCTGTTCGATGGCTGAAAGAGCGTCATATGCAGTCGGATCTGGATATCCCTCGGAGTTGTATTTGTTCATGCTCTTCAGTCCTTCCTGTAGAATTCCGTTGTATAGCCGTCGGCGCGGAGGACAAGACCCTCCGCCCAGGGCGGTGTTCTGCCCATCAGTTCGCAGAGGACTTCAAGCGACATCTTTCCGTCCGCTTCGATGATCAGTTCATCGTGGACGTGAGCGACGATGTCGCAGCAGCGGAGCGTCCGCATGGCGTAACAGAGAATATCTCTGGCAAGCCCCTGGATGATGTTCTCCACGAACTTGGGACCGTAGCTTTCCAGCCGTTCCCATTTCTTCACGCTGCCGACGCCTTCATAAGTCACGGATTCGCCGCCGAAGCGGTTCTCTCCGATGCGGGGCTTGACGTAGACGAGGTTTCTGTCGGACGGAAGCATTATGAAAAGCATACCGCTCCGGCACTCAAACTTCAGCCCGTGAAGCTCCGATACGGAATGGTTCTTCACGGCTGCCTTGACGCAGCGGTCAACGTCCCACCAGAGCTGCACGATCCTCGGATTGGATTCGCGCCACGCTGTGACCAAAGGTTGAAGCTCGTCCTCGGAAAGGCCCATGTCAAGAGCGCCCATCGCTTTGAGTGCGCCGACAGAACCGCCGTAGCCGAGAGCGAGTTCAGCGATCTTGCCCTTTTGCCTCAGATGTCCGTTGACGCCGTTCTTCTCAACGGGGACTTTGAACATCTGCGAGGCGGATGCGCAGTAAATGTCGCCGCCGCCCTTGAAGACCTCCATGCGCCAGTTTTCCCCGGCGAGCCACGCGATGACCCGCGCCTCTATGGCGGAGAAATCGGACACATAGAACAGTCTGCCTTTCTGAGGGACGAACGCCGTGCGGATCAGCTGTGAAAGCGTGTCGGGGACATCCTCGTAGATCATCTCTACCGCCGAATAATCGCCGGCCCGGACAAGGGAGCGGGCTTCCGCAAGATCCGGCAGATGGTTCTGCGGAAGGTTCTGCAGCTGGATGATCCTTCCCGCGAACCTGCCCGTCCGATTGGCTCCATAGAACTGGAACATTCCTCTCGCGCGGCTGTCGGCGCATACGGCGTTCTGCATGGCCGTGTATTTCTTTACCGATGATTTGGCGAGCTGCTGCCGGAGCGTCAGAACGGGACGCAGTTCTTCGGGACAGTCCTTCAGCATTGCGGCGACTTCCTTTTTACCAAGAGAGTCGACCTCCATGCCGTTTTCCGAGAGCCATTGCTTCATCTGCGCCACGGAGTTGGGATTGTCGAGTTCTGTCAGCTTCTTCATGGCGGCGGTCAGCTTTTCTCTGGACTGTTCGTCCATGCGGATTGCCTGTCTGACAAGCTCCATGTCGATGCCGATTCCCCGGTCGTTGATCTCCTGGTCGATGTGGTATTCCTCCCAGATATCCGGCGATACGGGGAAATTGATGAGCTTCTGCTGAATGCCCATCTCCGTTTCCACATCGCGTGCGTTGTATGCCTTGAAACGAGCCCATTTTTCCGGTTCGTGTTCCGGCAGATTGCGGGTTCTGCCGCCGTTCGATTTCGTTTCCCTGCAGGGAACGCAGAAGAAGCGGATGAGTTCTTTTCCTTCGGTCAGCTTCTGCTTTTCGAGTCCCAGAACCGCACCGACGCCCTCAAGGGAGAGCGGCAGGCCAAGCGTCGCCGCCCAGACCATGGAGCAGCGCCAGCCTTCTGGATTCAGAAACCGGGCGCATTCCGTTGAGAGCGGATGCCTGTCATGGAACGGATCGAGACTGACGCCGAGGTCGGACAGATAGCGCGACAGACACACCCGCTCGAACTGTGCGTTGAACGCCCACTTCGCCACCCTGTCATCCGTAAGAGCGTCGAGGATGTCGTCGGGGATCGTCTCTCCGGCTTTCAGATCGACCACGTTGACCTCGCCGCCGTCAACGGCGTATCCGAACAGCAATATCTCAAAGTCCGGCGACTCCGCATATTTGTAAACACCGCATTTGGCGAGATCGACGCTGCTGTAGGTTTCCACATCACAACTTATGGTCTTTATTTCAGCCATGCGAAAGAACCTCCGTTTTTGATTTTGCTTATGGTGTTTTGTGATACGTCGAACATTGCCGCCAGCTCCGATCCCTTCATCCCGCACGATAATCCGAATCTGATTGAACCGACATCCTCTGCGGAAAGCTTTCTCCAAACGCCGCCTTGCCGATAGACGTCGAGGATGTTCTCTGTCCGTGTTCCGTATCGCAGATTTGATAGCCGATTGTCTTTTGGATTACCGTTGATATGAAGAACTTCCATCCCGTTGGGAGGGGGACCTGTGAACGTAATCATAATCAGCTGATGAACCGGCCTGCCTGCTGTCCCATGTCCCAGAACGACAGAAACATGACCATTTCCGCAATACTGCCCCGGTTTGAGAACTCTTCCTGTCATGCGTCGATAGAAGTCTTTACCCGTGTAGTGGCATTTTGCGCGAACCAGTCTGTCAATGCTGCGAATCCGGCCTTCTGTACTTGCCTGATATTTCCCCTCATATCCGGGGATGTCTTTCCATATTTCCATAGAGATACACCATCCTTTGCAAAGGGGCGGCAAAGAATCTCTGCCGCCCGTCCGCTTTACCTGTCGTTTTTCTGATTGGGCTTGTTCTTGTAGTATCTTCGCAGCTGATTTCGTTTTTCTCTGAATGTCTCATGGACACTGACAAAAACCAGCGCGGCGATCTCTGCAAGCAGAAGAATCACAAACGCGGAACACAAAAAGTTGAATACTTCGGTTACCATTTTTCTTTACCTCCGAGTATCGGCAAACGACGGTTTCCCGCCGTTTGCCGATAATGTCCTTGTCAGGCGAGGAAATCCTCGTCGTCATCCGTTGCGAAGTCGTCCTCCGCACGGCTCTTACCGCCGAGGGGCTCGCCGTCGCGGATCTTCTGAAGATTGTTCAACCCGCAGGCGATACCCTTGTTCCCGTTGGAGTTGAAGGCGTAGAAGTTGATGCTGGCACGGCCGTAAACGCCGCTGTAAACCTCGGAGGTATCGAGGATGGGCTGTCTGTCCGCATCCACGATGCCGGGAGCGGTCGCGCTGTTGGCGTTGACGAAGTAGGCGTTCTTGTACGCCTCGTCGTCGGGTCTTTCAAGATCGCCGTCACGCAGAGGAGTCTTGAGTGCGGAGAGCGGAGGCACGGATCTGCCGCTGCCCTTGAGCTTGCTTTCGCCCTCCTCATAAGCCGCTTGGATGGCAGCCTTGATCTTCTCGACGGTCTTGACGTCGCTCTTGGGGATGATGAGGCTGACCGAATATTTCGGTGTGCCGCCGTTGATGGACTTGGGATTCCACACGTTTGCGTAAGACCATCTGGTCTGGGGTCCGGTGATAACCTTGGTGGGATTGCTGAAGTTTGACATTTAATTTTCCTCCTTGAAATCGTCTTTTGCCGTATTCATGATCGGCCTTTTGTCTGTGTCCGGCACGAGGACCGGCTTGCCCTGCGGCTTCACGATGAACGCCGCGAGGAGAACGTTGAATTTCTGTTTGCCGAGCAGCTTCTGCATCTCGGTCAGTCCGAGGACTTTGTGGGTATAGGGATCGTACCCGGCGCCGCTCACGACCTGAGCGACCGCGTCCTCATTTGTGTACTTCCTTGCCGAGCGGCCTTCAACCACCTTGTATCCGGGATAGCGGACGCCCTGCAAAGCCTGTGAAAGAGCGTAGTCCTTCACGTCCGTTACCCAGGCGGCGAGCTCGTCAGCGCGGTCAAGGATAGCGGCGATCTCCGTTTCGTCCAGCGTATCGGCGGGAGCGAAATCATACTGCGCCATCTTGAGGTTCTCCTCGGCGCGTTTCCTGCAGACAGCCTTCGCTTTGCAGAACCGACACCAGTCGCCGCAGGCAAACTCTCCGCCGCCCTCATACGCAAGCGCGGCTTTTTCGGTGAGTTCTCCGTTCGCCCATTCGAGCAGAGCGTCTTTCGACATCCCGCTGACGCTGATGTTGCCGATCCTCGGCTGGAAGATAGTCATCTGAACCTCGTCGATATCATAGATGCCGTCGAAGATCTCCAGAGCGCCGAGTGCATACAGCATCATCTGCGGATTACCCTCCGCAGACACCTCCACGCCCTTGCCGTGCTTGTAGTCAACGATGTTCATCGCACCGTCCGAGATGATGATGCAGTCGGCGGTTCCGAAACCGTTCTCCACGAAACGGGAGAAGTCCACCCGCTGTTCCACAAGCACAACGGGATCGGCGCAGGTTTCCTTCGCCTTTTCAAGCAGCTCCAGAACGTAGGAAGCGTAGTTCTCGGCGCATTCCTCCATCTCGCCGTTGTACCAGTCGAGATGCTCTGTCGGATCGACCGCATCCATGCCGAGCAGCTTTTTCAGCCTGTACTCGCAGAGGCTGTGGGCGTCGGTTCCTTCCTGGGCATACTCGCTGCCCCTGTCGGGAATACCCTCGCTGAGGCGGACGGACGGCGGGCAGTTCAGCCAGCGATGGCTGGCAGACGCCGAAAGCAGTGCGTGTTTACCCATTGCCCAGCACCTCCGCTTCTTTTATGATCGCCGGGAACTCCGAGGGATCGATCTCGGAGAGCTTGTTCGCTCCGTGCGCCGTGATGATGGCTCTGACCTGCGCCGTGAAGCCGTCCCTCGACTTTTCGGCAAGCAGAGCGCGGACGTCGGCAAGGGTGGGAGCCTTCTTTTCCGGCTCGATCTGCTTCGGTTCGGGTTCTGCGGGTTGGGCGGTCTGCTTCGTCTTCGCGGGCTTCTCCTCACCGCTGAACAGATCGCGCAGCGAATCGGAAATGCCGATAAGGATTTCTCCGCAGTGCCGCAGTTCTTCAATTTCCGCCGCAAGTTGACTCATTTTTGACATCGGTTTTACCTCCTTCCCTGATTTCACTGATGTTCACGGATTCGACCGTCTGTCCGGGTGAGAGGAGATAAACCTGCGTGAAATCCCCGAAGAGGAATTTCACGAGTCGTTCAGGGAGCCTCCTGACTGCGCCCCGCAGGACCGTAGCCTTTCTGCCGTTCGGATCAGTGACGTTGATGGTGATTCTGTGCTTCATTGCCATTCGGTCACCTCGCTTTCCGTAAGGGCTTCTGCCTTACAGGTCACAGTCAAAGGAAATGGGCGGGATTTTAACCCCGCCCGAAAATAGTCACATTTTTTCTTTCTGCTCCTCGATGCGCTCCAGCGCCTTCTTCAGATGCTTGTTGATGTTTGGGATGCTTGTCCCAAGAAGAGTTGCCGCTTCGGTCTGAGTGTAGCCTTCGAGTTTCACAAGGCGGTAGACCTCACGCTGGATATCTGTCAGGAACCACAGGACGCGCCGAATCATTTCTTCCTCGGTTTCCAAATCCGTATCCATATATGTGCAGGTCTCGGAGGCGATGCGGCTTTTGTCGAGACTGCCGTCGTCGCCGTCGTCACCCGCCATATAATCAAAGGACAGGTTCCAGTTCGCCGGATACTGTTCGCCGGGGTGAGCCGCCTCCCATTCCTTTTTTGCCGCCTTCTCCGCTTCGGTCAGAGCGGGACGGCTGTTCTTGATGTTGCTGTACACCTCGGCGTCATCCAGCGAGTGCAGGACTCTGATGTCTGCTTCCGTCACGCCGTCCTCGCCGGGGCGGAGGGTGACGCTTGTTCCGTCGTCAAAACGGAAGGTGTAGGTGCTTCTGTTGTCGTTTCTTGTCTTTCTGAATTTCATTGATTGTCCTTTCCCCTGATTTCCGGGAAAAGGGCATCAGATACAGATAAAGGCCGGAGTGCTGTGGAGCCGCTCCGACCTTACAGTCCGCAAAGAGAGTATAAGGAAGAAAGGGTACTCCATATCGCACTTTCGCCGCCGAAGCGGTTCGTCCGATATATGTATCCTTTGCCCTTATACGTAATCAGGCATTGAATTAATTTTTATATAACAGCGGTCAGACCGCATGTTACCGTGATGGAGAGCTGCCTCTACAGGGCAGCCACGGGAGAAGCCCGAAACTGACGGTCGAGGGTAAAAAAGCAGAAAAAGCCGGAGCAATCAGAGAGGAAAGGCTGTACGCCTTCCGTATTCTCTGACTGCTCCGGCTTATCTCAATTGTCCGGGGACGACCCCGTCGGACAGCTCCTGCGAACAGTAATGCTCTATACCCGAGCAGGGTTTCCCCGGATGACCCGCTATCGTTCCATTCCGTCCCTCTGACGGGATGCCGGTCTATCCGTTATGGGGATCACTTCTTATTCTTCGGCGGGATCACCATGCACTGCGTTCCCGGTCCGTATAACGCTTCCGCAAACTCCTCAAGCGAAAGCGTGTCGCGCTTCTCGCCCTGCTTGACCAGGGCGACGGGCTCCGCTCCGCGCATGACCCGTTCTCCGATCTTGGCGCCGTTCCTCGGCGTTCTGATTTCATCCGACCTGTTTTTCATCTGCCAACCACCTCGTTTTCGTCTGCGTAAGTCACGATTATCCTCATTCTTCAAAAATATTTTCACATTCGTGCTAATTTGGTATTGACACGAACGTGAAGTTGGTGTATAATCCGAATCAGAAAGTCACGAAAGTGACATCGTGCTATTAATATACATCACGAGCGTGATTTTGTCAATAGCATTTTTACACTTTCGTGAATTTTATCCAAACTACCGTCACAAACGTAGTCCGCCATTGAGAAACGCGCTCGTGGGCAAACAGGCTCAAAAGAACACGGGCGTATAAAATGAGGAGGTATCATTATGGCAGCCGACAAAAACGTCCCCTATGCGGAATTCGGTGAAAGGCTGATCGGCCTGCGCAAGCAGCACGGGATGACCAGACAGCAGCTCGGTGAGATCTGCGGCGTCGCACCCAGCACAATCGTAAATTATGAAAAAGGAATCCGTATCCCGTATGCGGACACCGCCGTCAAAATGGCTCAGACCTTCGGCATGACCGTCGAGGAGCTGCTCGGCGTTGAAAACCCCGACGCCGAGATGGAGAAGGCGAAAGCCATAGACGATATGGGCAGGCTGTTCGGAAAACGCTCGGCCGATTCGGCGCAGGCTTATCTTGACGGCACGAACGCGCTCCTTGCCGGCGGCACCCTTTCCGCCGAGGATCAGCTTGACTTTATCTCCGTCATGAGAAAGGTGCTTGTTGACGCCGAGATCCGCGCCAAGCAGAAGTTTACGCCCAATAAGTTCCGCACTCCCGAATGGGAAAGCAAAACCTCCGCCATGCGGACGGAGGTGGACGGTATCATGGACGCCGTTGACACGGAAATGTATGACAGAGCTGCGGCCCGCGAGGATGACTCCGAGGATGACGAATAAGTCCAATAAAAGGGACAGCAGTTCTGCTATCCTTATTATGGAGTACTCCTCGACGGAGGTGATGTAAGTGAAACTTGAGTATCTGAAGAAGATGGATCGCATCATCAGAGGCGCCGGTTCACGCAGACCCGACGACGTCCTTGCCTATATGGGATTCATCTATATGGACCCCGGAGAGAGCCTGCCGGGATTCATCACGAGAAGAAAAAGCACCGTGTATTACGGCGTCAACAAGAATCTGAGCAAGCAGCAGTATGCGTTCGGTTCCTTTCACGAGGCGTTTCACGGCATCTGCACCCATCTCGATATTCCCGGCTTCCTGCGGGACGGAGCACACGCCGACTCCTTTCAGGATCGCCATATGGTCGCGTGGACGGAGCGTGACGCCAACATCGGCGCGGCCGACGTCATGATCGAAACCGACGCCTTTCTGGAAATGGTCGGACACGACAGCGCGGACGTGCAGGCGTACATTAAAAGCGTGGAATCCTTCGAGCGGGCGGTTGAGGATTACCGCAGGCATTACGAGATCGTAGTCGCCAACGGTTCTCCCGAGAATCGCATCCGCCGTATGGCTGCCTATCAGAAGGAGCTTGCCCGCATGTACACGGAACTGCAGGAGCAGGCGCAGGATATCTCCAACTCCGGCTGCTGCCTTTCCACGCCGGAGATCGCCAGAGAATTCGGCGTGCCGGAATTCATCGTCGATTACAAATATGAGGCCATGACCGTCCGAAACTATAACGTACCGTCGGTGGAACTGCCGACGTTTGACAGGGTGTTCGGAGGCTGGTAAACAGGGAGACCCGTTATGCGACAGCAGATGGAAAAAGTATATGTAAAAGTGAATTCAGACTTTGATTCCACGGGCTATATGCTGCCGCGCATGATCACATGGTCTGACGGACGAACGTTCAAGATAGACGCGGTCAAGGACTTCCGTCCCGCCTCGACGCTCGGCAAGGGACGAACGGGCGACTGCTATACCGTGGTGATCCAGGGTATGGAGAAGCACCTTTTCTTCGAGAAAACGAGCGAGCTTTTCGCCGCCCGCGTCGGTCGCTGGTTCGTGGAATGCCCCATAGCCACATGAATTAAAAACCGTAAAGGAGATGACGCTCTTTGGAACGCACTTACATCGCAATCGATCTGAAAAGCTTCTACGCAAGCGTTGAGTGTGTCGAGCGTCATTTTGATCCTCTGACCACAAACCTCGTAGTCGCCGATTCATCCAGAACGGAGAAAACGATATGCCTTGCCGTTTCGCCCTCGCTGAAAGCCCACGGCGTTTCCGGGCGCGCGAGGCTCTTCGAGGTCATACAGCGCGTAAAGGAAGTAAACCGTGAACGGCTCAACGCCGCTATCAAAAGCGGACATATCCGCAGAGGCGGGGACGGAAAATACCGCTTCGCCTCCACGTCCTTTGACGCACCGACGCTTGCCGCCGACCCCTCCTTGGAGCTGTCCTACTATGTCGCTCCCCCGAGGATGAAGCTGTACGAGGAATACAGCACAAAAGTTTACTCGATCTATCTTAAGTATATCGCGCCGGAGGACATCCACGTCTATTCCATTGACGAGGTTTTTATCGACGCGACGCATTATCTTGCCACCTATCATCTCACCGCCCACGAGCTTGCGATGAACATGATCCGCGAGGTTCTCTATACAACAGGGATAACGGCTACAGCGGGGATCGGAACGAACCTCTACCTCTCCAAGGTGGCGATGGACATCGTCGCCAAGCACGTCCCCGCCGATAAGGACGGCGTCAGGATCGCCGAACTGGACGAGCGGAAATACCGTGAGCTGCTCTGGTGTCATCGTCCGCTTACGGATTTCTGGCGGGTCGGTCGCGGATACAGCAGCAAACTTGAAAAACTCGGTCTTTTCACTATGGGCGATGTGGCGAGAGCTTCTCTGAATCCGCAGGAGGAAGCGAAACTGTATAAGGCGTTCGGCATAAACGCCGAGCTGCTGATCGATCACGCCTGGGGATGGGAGCCGACGACAATTGAGTATATCAAGGCCTATCGACCGGGTACGAACTCCCTCTCCTCCGGGCAGGTGTTGAAGGAGCCCTACGATTTCGATAAAGGGCGGCTGATCGTCCGCGAAATGACGGAGCTGCTCGTCCTTGATCTCGTAAAGAAAAAACTGGTCACAAAGCAGATGGTGCTGACCATCGGCTATGACAGAGAAAGCCTGAAAGTTATGGTTCCGGGCAAGACCATTAAGGATACGGTCTACGCCGTGGCAAAGACGGGAAAAGCCTATGGCGGAAAAGTCTCAGCTGATCCCTACGGAAGGGCGCATCCGAGCCATGCGCACGGCACCGGGAACCTTAAGAAATACACGAGTTCCACGCGGAAGATCATGGATGCCGTTATGGAACTGTACACGAAGGTCGTAGACCCGGATCTACTGATCCGCAGGGTCAATATCGCCGCCTGCGGTCTTATCTCTGAATCCACCGTTCCCGCAGAAGAGCCGGAGCAGCTCAGTTTGTTTGTCGATTACGATACCATTCAGAGGGAACGGGCGGGAGAAGCCGCCGCCGATGAACGGGAACGCAAACTGCAGCAGGCGACACTCTATCTTCAGAGCAGATACGGGAAGAACGCAGTTTTGAAGGGTATGAACCTGCAGGAGGGCGCGACCACGATAGAACGCAACGGACAGGTCGGCGGGCACAAGGCGGAGTGAGGTGAGCGGTATGACAGTCAAAAATGACGATCCCAGAGTGGTATATGCGGACATCATCGATCTGCCGCACCACCAGGCGGAGAACCGGAACCATATGTCCCTCTATGACCGCGCTGCTCAGTTTGCACCCTTCGCCGCACTCGTGGGCTACGATGAAATGGTGAAAGAAGAAGCGAGACTGACCGAAGATGAAGCGCCGCTCTCTGAGAGCGAAATGGAAGTGCTGAATCAGAAGCTGGGACTGATCGCAGACGTGATTGAGGACAGGCATCATCCAGAAATATCTGTCATGTATTTCGTGCCGGATGCGTTTAAATTAGGCGGCAGCTATGCGGAGTACACGGGAACAGTCAAGAAGATTGACGCCATTGAGGGCAAAATCATCTTCCAGGCGGAGAATGGCAGGTCAAACGGACAATCGATTCAGATTTCCCGAATCAGAGAGATACACGGGGAGCTTGTTGACTATATGGATGATGCCATTATTTGATAGAGGTAACAGAAAATGCTTGGTTCATCTGAGTTCAAATTTGAGCCGTATAAGGACGGGAGGGTCGTAAACCGACCGGGCTTTACAGTCGGTATGTCGGGACCGCTCCTCATGGCCACACATAAAGCCACGGGTAAAAGGTTCATCGTAAAGCACACCTGTCCGCATAACGCCGCAAACGAGTATGCCGCCTGCTGGCTGGCGGAACGTATGGGAGTTCCAGCGCCGAAGGCGTATCTTCTCAGCCCAAACAGGGCGTTTGCCACCAAATATGCTGCCGCCATCGAGTATCTGGATGGGCTTCGCAATTTCAAAACAGAGAACCTGTCAGAGGAAATGAAGCATGATCTCATTTCCCAGTTTGCGCTTTGCCTGCTGCTTCGGCTTGACGATGCGATTCAGTTAAGCTGTAACGACGAACACATCTACTCCTACGATTTCTCCGAAGGATTCAACATCGTGGATATGCGGCTCATACTCAGAGCGCGGGAAGAGGCAATGGTCGATTTTCTCCGTCGACCGCTGCAGCAGTTCAAGTGGTTCACCGAAAAAGAGGACTTCAACATTCCGGGGCTTGCCCGTGAGTTTCACCTTGACCCGGAAGAAATGCGCAGTGGTATGATCGCATCCGTCAAGCGCACCACAGCCATCACGGATGAGGAGCTTGACGAGTTGTCTGACGAACTCATGGAGATGTATCCGACAGCGGTTGCCGTCTACTACGAGGAGTGCATCCGGGCAATCCGGGAGAGAGCAATGCAGCTTGAATAGACGGGAAAAATATTATACCTATTTTATCCCGCGCTATTGAAAAATTCATAGTTTCGTGCTACAATGGGAACAGAGTGGTATAAATTTATTCCCAGAGGTGTTGAGAATGTCAAAACAGGTTCACGTCCGCATGGACGATTCATTATACGAGGCACTCTCCGAGTACACGGGAGCGACTGGGCAGTCCGTTCAGGACTGTATCTCCATAGCCATCATGCAGATGCTCGGCAGGCAGAAGAGCGAACAGCCGCCTCATAACGCAGATTTTATGTTTATTGACCTTTTCGCCGGGATCGGCGGTATGCGCATCGCTTTTGAGCAGGCGGGAGGTCATTGCGTCTATTCCAACGAGTGGAACAAGTACAGTCAGCAGACCTACTTTGCAAATTTCGGAGATCAGCCGGACGGCGACATCACGAAGGTGGACGCCGAGACGATCCCCGACCACGACATCCTCGTGGCGGGTTTCCCGTGCCAGCCTTTCTCCATAGCAGGCGTTTCCAAGAAACAGAGCCTCGGCCGCGCGACGGGCTTCGAAGATAAGACGCAGGGAACTCTGTTCTTTGACGTCTGTCGTATTCTCAAGGCGAAAAGACCGAAAGCGTTTCTGCTTGAGAACGTAAAAAACCTTTGCAGCCACGACAGAGGTCGCACCTTCAAGGTAATCAGAGAGGCGCTTGATGAGCTCGATTATGAGGTCTATTATCAGGTGATCGATGGGCAGGCGTTCGTGCCGCAGCATCGTGAGAGAATCCTGATTGTCGGTTTCGACCGCAAGCGATATCTGCCGGAGAACATTCAGTTCGAGTTCAATATCGTTCCGAAAGACCCGAAGCCTGTAATGCGCGATATCCTCGAATCGGACGCTGACGAAAGATACACACTCTCCGACAAGCTCTGGAACTATCTGCAGGACTACGCTGCGAAGCACAAGGCGGCGGGGAACGGTTTCGGCTACGGTCTCGCTCCCGTTGACGGTGTGTCCCGGACGCTCAGTGCGAGATACTATAAGGACGGTTCCGAGATACTGATCGCCCAGAAAAACAAAAACCCCCGGCGACTGACGCCGAGGGAGTGTGCGCGCCTGCAGGGCTTTCCGGACAGCTTCAAGATTCCCGTGTCCGATACGCAGGCATATAAGCAGTTTGGCAATTCCGTGGTCGTTCCGCTGATGAGCGCCGTCGCAAAGCTGATGGCGGCGGAGTTGGAACGGCTGGATTCGATATCCGAAGAACAACTCGTGGGGGTAGTGGCATATGGATAATTACGCAACAGAAGCCGTACAGTCGGCATTGCAGGGAACGAAGGTATTCTGCAAGTTCCTGTCGGCAAACGATACCGGGCTAACTGGAGGTCATCAGGCGGGCATCTATATCTCAAAACCCTCCATTCCCATTCTCTTTGACGAACCCGGCACAAAGGGACAAAATATGGAGAAGTGGGTGAAGATCCGCTGGATGGACGGAAACGAGACCGACAGCCGTTTCATCTACTACGGACAGGGTACCCGCAACGAGTACCGCATCACCAACTTCGGTCGCGGCTTCCCGTACCTTCGTCCCGACTATACGGGCGCTCTTTTTGTCTTTGTGCAGAACTCCACGGAAGATTATCAGGCGTTCGTGCTGAACACCGAGGACGAGATCAACCAGTTCCTTGACGCCTTCGGTCTGAGCGCCACCGAAACCAATCGCCTGATCGACATTCACGAGGTGAATCCCGAACTGCGTGAACAGGCTGAGATCGAGCGGTTCATCAGCAGTCTTGAAGTCGATTTCCCGACTTCGGAGATCATGTCCGCTGCCGCCCGTGAGATACAGAACACCGTCTATGACCACGCCGAGTTCGTCGTTTCCAATCCCGACCGCAAGCTGATCGAATGGACGGACGTTGAATACAGGCTGTTCCGCGCACTTGAATACGCCCGCTACGGCGATATGATCACCGGCGGCTTCGCAACGGTCGAGGACTTCATCGCCACTGCAAACCAGGTGCTGAACCGAAGGAAGAGCCGCGCCGGAAAGAGTCTGGAGCATCATCTGTCCGCTCTGTTCTCCGGCAACGGTCTGCAATTTGAGGAGCAGGCTGTAACCGAAGGCAACAAGAAGCCGGATTTCCTGTTCCCATCACAGGAAGCATACCACACGGCGACATTCCCGACCGAGAAGCTCATTTCCCTTGCCGCGAAGACCACCTGCAAGGACAGATGGCGTCAGGTCATCAACGAAGCCGACCGTCTGCGCGGCAGACCGAAGTACCTCTGCACTCTTCAGCAGGGCATCTCCACGGCGCAGCTTGACGAGATGGATGCCGAGCAGGTCATTCTTGTTGTTCCGAAGCCGTACATCGCTTCCTATCCGAGAGACCGGCAGGATCGCATCTGGACGCTCGGACGTTTCGTTGCTTTCGTCAGAGAAACCGAGGGAGTATAATGGCAGATACGATCAGCCCGGAACGCAGAAGTCGGAATATGTCCGCAATCAAAAGTAAAGACACAAAGCCGGAGGTCTACCTTCGTAAGTTGCTGTTTCATCAGGGCTTCCGCTACAGAAAAAACTACTCCGGCGTGTTCGGTCATCCCGACATCTATCTTCCGAAATATAAGGTCGCCATCTTTGTTCATGGCTGTTACTGGCATCGGCACAGCGGATGCCAGTACGCTTATATGCCGAAAAGCCGGGTTGAGTTCTGGCAGAAGAAGTTCGACGAAAATGTCCGCAGAGACGAACTCGTCCGGGAAACGCTGGAGAGTCAGGGAATCCGTTACCTTGTGGTCTGGGAATGCACCATAAAGAAGATGCAGAAGAGTAGCGAGGTTGAGGCAGATGAAATGCAAAGATTGCTTCGCGCCATTCATAATAATGATGAAAAAACAATCCAACATTTACTTTAGGTGCTCTTTTTGTTTTCGTTCCAGTCAATTGCGTAAATCTCTTTCTGCCATTTATCTACAATTCGCCCTTGGCGGATTATTCTATCTGGAATTGTGTATACCAGCTTAAAACCGAATGGTACATCATGGCTAATAAACACCCCTTTGAAATAGTACTGCGGTAACAATTCAGTTTTACTCGTATCCCTCATAACTCTATATAAGGGTACGGTGTCGAACCAATTCCCCATGCCCTTATTAGAGTCTATCAAAACATCGCATTTGACATCATAAGGCTCGACTATTTCTTTCCAACAATTATCAGGGGTTAACGGGACGACGACAAGATATCTTTCCAACCCATTAGGCAGGGTGATACGGCACACCGCAACGTTATAATCGGTTCCGTCGAATAATGTAAAAAAGCACTTTAACTCAGGGTTGACAAGTAAAAGCATTTCCTCAAACTCAATATCAAACTGCTCTTGAAACTCATCAAGCTGATAGAATCTGTTGACAATTTCTTCAAAATGAGGCTTCGCCCAGTAATCATGTGCGCCAACGGGAATAATGTAAATATCGGGCGAGATGATTTGGCTTGCGCTTGTACAGGAGAAGGCAAAAACAGGAAATAAGTCATCTGTGATGGCCGGCATAAAACCAATCACGCAAGATTTCCCTTCCATCAAAATCTTTTGCAATTCTCGATAATCTGCACTCTCCTCATTTAGAGCACATTTACAGTTTGCAATAAAGTTATATAACACCAAATCACCCCGCGATATTTATAGTGCTCGAATGTTAAAAGTAGCTTTAACCTTTTTCCCAGAAGGTTCGCTTGCCTCAACTTCAAGCATTCCTTCAGTATTGAGGCTAAGCCGGCACTTTAAACTCAAGTTTTTAGGAGAATTGGGCGGGAGAATCAATTTGACCGTCCCAATGAAACGTTTATCAGGAGTTGATAAATCAAACTCTTCATCTTGGTACTCTGACTCATATATATTGAACACAACGGCTCGCTGCCCATCTCTTGTGGGGCAGTATCTTTTACTCCGTACAGCAGGAAGTCTTGTTCCCTGTTTGATTATGTTCGATACGATTTCCTTGTTGTCAGCAAATCCATAATGAGTATTTGAATCCGTTCCATACGAAAAGCTTGCAACATCTACCAAGTTTTCCTTCTGCGGCATATTTGCATAAATGGTAGCACCATTAACAACCGCATGTTCCGGTTCATATAGTCTTATCTGACATTGAGGAAAGCGTTTAAGTAGCCCTTCTTCGACTTGGAGCATATTGGAACTGCCACCAACACATATAATCTCATCGATTTTACATGATAACACATTTCGATCATATACATCTTGCAAACAGTCAAATGTTTGCCGAAGCAAATGAGATGTTATTTCATCGAAAACAGTTCTGGAGATAGGAGTTGTGTATATTCTCCCGTTTAATTCAACTCTGGCAATAGATCTTTCCTTTGAAGGATCAGACAAATCATGTTTAACAGTAATTGCAGTTCGCCTAATTTTTTCTTCAAAGCCTACGTTTCCACGAATTCTAACACCTGATTTATTTTCAATTCTTTGTGTTATATATTTTACAAGTTCCTCATCCCAGTTTCTTCCGCCAAGGCGAACCATATCAGAATCAACAACAGTATAATGTTCTGCAACTGACGAATCCGATTTGACCAAAGCAACATCACATGTTCCTCCGCCCAAATCATATACGAGAATATGCTTGTTGTTTTCCAACTCTGTATTGTAGTACGCAATTGCTGCTGCAACAGGCTCTTTAATTATAGCTCGAATTGACAGCTTTGTTGCCCCCAAGCACTCTTTCGCCGCTTCAGCTATAAGGTAACGTTCCTGCATGCCAAATTTTGCAGGAATAGAAATAACAATTCCTTCTATGGCAGTGTTGATTGAACGTTTTTTGGCTACTTGAACAGCCTTTAACACCAAGGCCTTATATATTTCTTTGACAATTTCTTTCGCTGTAAAGGTTTTTCCGTCAAGTGTAAAACTTTTACCGGAAAGAATAGCCATCTTTACTTCGCTTACCAAATTTGCGGCTGCATCACCTTGCCCCGCATCCAATGCATCCTGCCCAATTAAGACTCCACAATCCCTGTCATAATAGAATTCAGATGGAATACCGTATTCGCCCGGATTCAACAGAAGAAACGGCTGACCCAAATACATGGTCGATATCTGAGAAAAGGATGTTCCGAAATCAATTCCTAAAAACATAGAAATCCGTCCTTATATTTCTACTTGCTCTTTTTGTAACACCTGCTCCCCCCAAAGGAAGCCTGTTCTCTTGCTCACCTTTATTGAAGCACTACGAGGGTCAAACTGCTGATTCCCTGTTCCTATAGTGTGATACTTTGGCGAAAACTTGTCCCCCGGCATACTTGAAATCGATTGAATGCCGTATTCGGCCATATACTCTATGATCATATCCAAAAACACATCCATGTTATACGCTGTGTTTTCCAAGTTTTGGTCGTTGTTTTTTCTTGCCAAATCAACAGTTGAATCTTTTGTGTCGGCAATCAGATTAAACAGTTCTAATAGCTGGCTTGAAACTTTTTTTATTGAGGACTCAGATACTGTATCCTCCAAATTTTTAATCATGTCATTAGCCTTGAGCAGGGCTGATCTCACTTCCGAAAAACCGCGTTGAAGCTGCTCTGCTTCTATTGCAGATTGTCCTCTATTATTGATTGTCTCTATAATTTTCTTCCTTGCAGTTGAGATTTTCTGCTCAGCCTCAAATGACGCACGCTGAATAATCCTAACTGCTTCTTCATTTGCTGCATTAATAATCCTCTGCCGTTCTTCCTCTGCCTGCTTTCGAGCCAAATCAATTATTTCCTCTTTCTCCCTTTCGACGTCTTCTGTAACCGCAGCCGAATGATTGTCAGCTTGTTTTGTGTGAGCAACAGCTACACTATCGTGCGAAGATAATCCTTTAGGAGTAGCATCTATTTCAGATGAATAATGGCTATACATTATCTTTCGACATTCAAAAATTCCAGCATCAATCTTCTGAAGAGCCTTGTGAAAAACACTCGAACGGGGATTTTGGGGAACATAATTGCCATAAAAGTACGGTAAGAGTCTCTCAATGTCTTCAGTAATTGCTCCACTCAAGTACTCTGAGAGAAGAATGATAATATACCAAGCATCAAAGGCAGGGATTTCCGTATGCCTGTCCGAGTCTGAAATAAAAAACGAAGAAGGCTCAAACTTGTAGACAGGCACACGATTAGAAGAAAAAAAGAGTCGGCATGACAAATAAGCTGCATCTATCAGGGAAGACCGGTTGGAAATAATCAGCTCTTGTTTTATATAATTCAAAAGCTGTTCCACATCGCTTTTTTCCAATCTGTATCTTCTATAGGATACTTCCCTCGCAAGTGCGCCGTATAAATCTATGGAAGTTTTCGCAACTGGCATATTATTCGCTCCTTTTCATTTCAGAACTCATATCCCATGAAACGCATTAGAATTTCCGGGTGACCTTCAAATTCTATAGTCATTTCAGAAGCAATTGGTGTAATTGAACCAGGTAACAAATCCTCAGTCATTTCAGATTTAGTTACAAGCCAGTTTATTCCGCTAATATTTTTTATACCCAGCGAGTTGCTCTTCGGATTATACATCAACTTCATATATGGAGTAAGCTGAGTAGAAAGACCAAAGAACTCTCCGGGGATAAGAACCCCGCGTCCGAAAGATAAACGGATACAACATGCTTGCTGTTCCATCTGTATCGACCATTTTGTGAGAAACAGACTTTTATCTGTTTGTTGTTCACACTGCCAACATTGCTTCGAACCTGAAAAGATCTCAGCTCCGCAAAAGACACAATTCTCTATGCTATTAGCAGCGTCATTTAGCTCTTTATCCCACTGATCAAGCGAGATACCGCCAGTCATACAGCTATCAATAATCGTTTGTTTCAAACTGGATGGCAGTATATCAAACTGGTGAAAATCATCGTGTTCTGGATCGGTAGGGTTTTCATAATCATCAGGAGTCAGACCATCATTTTTAATTGGAAGCTCCAAGAGACTATCGTAAGCGTAACGCGGCCACCAGCCCGTCAAACTATGAATAATGATTGCTGAGATACAATTGTTGAACTCGTCCAACATTTCAGAAATCTCTTTTTCATCACCACGCACCATATCGATTCCATCATAAACAAATCGGAAAGCACCGTACCCGGTATTAAAGAATAGCTGATGCCCATCTATTTTGCTAAAATAATAGCCTTTTCTGGAAATATGAAGCATCGTCTTAACAAAACTAATGATAGACTGTAATGCCCCCGAAATCGTACACTGATTAGCGGGATCACTTTCAGCATAAGATTTGCGAAACATGGGAGCAAGTAGCCATATAAACCCATGTTCATATCCCCTCAAATCACAGTCCAAAATAATCCCACGCAATTCAGGAGCAAGGTCGATGGCATCTATTGGCAAAACCAGTGCATCAACCTCGTCCCCATTTTCATCTTCAAGAAACCCTTCATCAAACATCAAATCCACTTCAGACATCAATGCTGCTGGATTCGCTATGCGTTCATTCAGCAGGGCATTCCCCTGAATCTTAGATGTGCTGTATGAAACCAAAACAAGCGACTGGGAATGTTGTGTCCCTACCAGTTTTACAGTTTTCCCCTGTACGGTTTTGAACTGGTCAGGAAGAACCTGACAATCTTTATGATAAACAGAAGTACTTTCTGGTTCAGTTGCTAATCCAGTAAGAGTGACCTCGTCTGATTCGCACATAGTAATAACTCCTTATGTTTTATTTTATCTCAATAACAGTCAACTGTAGTTGTCTGCGCAAAACAGTAATAACCAAACCCTTCTTTATTACTATTCTCTCCCCGGGAGCGCAGGGAACGCCTGAGATACTCCATGTGTGTTTACTCATGTTTACTGCAGACAGCATATTGCGTTTTTTACTATATTCAATCCGCATCCAACCTTCATTAAGCCCTGGATATATGGCTTGTCCTTGTAATTGCTGCTTACGCTTCGCCTCAATAGTAAGGTGCGTTGGAGCAATATCTCTTTTTGCCTTGAAAACAACTGTTGTTAACTCGCTCGTTGCATTAGATCTCTTTGTAGTTGGGGGCGGCGTTGGCTTTGTAACAGGCTTGGGTACGGGCTTTGGCATCGGCTTTTGTGTCGGTTGATGAGACGTACCCGTCACAGGCTTTAACAGCGGCAATTTGGCTTTGCAAAAAATACAATCAACTTTTCTTTGGGTATCACCAAAATTTACCCTCCTGCAACGGCAACGAATCAAACCGCGCGATTGAAGATTGTCAAATATTTTTATCCAATCCCTGTCCGTAGCGCGTTTGTGCCTGTTAGTGTTTGTGAGTCCCGTTGAAAACGTCTGGATAAACCCATTTTGAATCTCCGTAGGCAGACGGTTCCATCTTTTGGTTTGGATTGCATACAAATCAGGATTGAGCGGATCGGTAAGTTTCCGAATTTCATTTGACTTGTCGTTAGGATCAAACGCAAATAATGCCATAGTACCGTAGATTGTTGCGGTAGCTTCTTGAACAGATAAATTTTTATTTATCAAGAAAGCTCTTGTCTTCTTTCCATCCATCGGAAAGCCACCAACAAAAAGGCGGTAAAAGAGTACTGCCATGGAAAAATAATCTGTATAAGTATCAGGAGTGCTGGTAACATATACTTCGGGAGCCATAAATCCGTCCGTTCCCTTTATGGTCTTTGAAGACTGCACACTGATATTATCACAGTCAATAATGCGGATATCACCAGTTTTGTTATTGATGTAAATATTCCCTTCATTAATGTCCTTATAGCACCATCCCTTAAAATGGACTCTTTTAAAGAGATGTGCAATGTTTATGCAAGCTTTACAAAGAATATCTGCATCAGGATACCTGTCCTGGTGCCAGAGCTTTGGAACCGGAAGGAATGCTTTGGTATCAACTAATTCCATTACATATCCAAATCCCTTACTTGCAGGAAGGTCAATTAAACTGTCTTTATCCAAAGGCCCGATGAATGAGTGTAGCGGAGTAATGCCATCGTCCTCAGTCAAGGGATTTCGCATAAGATTTTGAATGTTTTTTTTGATGGCATTGTGCATTCTTCTCGTTTCTGGGGAAGGAACATATTCCTTGAATACGCACTCCTTTTTATCGCTTAAACGGCGCGCTAGAAACACCCTGGCAACTCCACCAGCGCCAAGCTTTTTCCCAATTGCGTATTCAACCCCCGTAGTTGACTTGACAATTTTGTCAATCACTGTTTTCCCGGATTTGGCTTTTCTTTTTCGTTCTGTATAATCCCCGGCAATCATAATAGCTCCTTTGAAACATACTTGTACGTTTCCAGTTTTTCTCCCTTGCAGTCGAGTAATGTAAAGCTCAATTTTCTGCCCAGTTCCTGAGATTCGCCTGGCGGTAACACAGTTTCATCGTCAAACCACCATGAATATAAACTGATATTTTTAATGTATAGTTTTTTGTTGATCCTCTGTAATTGCGCGAGTTCATCTGAGGGATGACCAATTCTATAATGCTTGATACCTCTGTCTATGTAACCGATATCAAAAACAGGGGCTTTCATATCCCCGGATTCAATTATCCCAAGCAAATGGCTGAAGCACATTTCGACATCATCAGAGTTCCCATTTGATGTGTTGCCTGTACTATGGCTTACAGCTTCTCTTCTAACATGAAGCGACCTTCCATCGAAGGCAACATTAAACAGGGCAGAGGAGTTAAACTCTAATTCCAGTTCGCGAAGCTCTCTTCTTAATCGAATGAGGCTTAAATAAATACTCAGAATCAATTGTTCAGATTTACTCGGGTTTGCTTTGTCTCGCCGTAGCATACCCGAGCACCGCATGAACTCTAATGTAGGATTTGCTGTATCGGGATACTCGTTGAAACACAGTTCTCCTTCGTTCCAGGTTCTATCAGGAACATCCAAAACAGCCGAATTAAGCTTGAAAATCGTATCACCATTGCCATTCTTTGATACGATGACATCCGAATAGGAGGTGTTATTTTTTGTGAAAAATGAAATACATTCGGGAGACCAACGCTTAATTATTGCAGCCTGCGAGTGACTCAACAAGCTTGTCATTATTACCTCATAATCCGAAACAACATCTCGTTCATCAAGTGCCATGGCAATAGAACAGTCGTCTTGTGTTCTCATCCGCGAAAAGTCTTTGTATGGTTCTCCATCCTCTTTGTAGCAAAAAGCTTGGTAAGGTTCGTGTGGTGACCTTTCAAGAAATCTTTTTTTCAATTGGATGCAGTAATCATAGTAGTGATTACTCTTGTCCAAGCTTTCATATATTCCATCAGAACTCAGCAGAACACCATTGAAACAACTGCGAGGATACTTTGCGACAGAAAAATCTTCCCGTGCACATCTTTCGTTAGCCAGACATCTGACTCGACTGCTATCCTTCGGAGCATGTACACGCAGTTTAACTCCATAGCAATCATTAAACACCATAATCTGTCCATCGCCCAAGTTACCTACAACAATCCAGTTCTGGGTAATGACAGCATACATTATTGTGGAACCGTATTTGCTAAATTCTTTGAGCTGCTCTTCTGGCGAATAGTCTTTCCCTTTGGCAACTTCCTCTATAACACTTTTTATCCATATAGATACAAGTCGGTCTCTAAACGAAACGGAAAGAAGCCTGCTGACAAGCTGATCTTCCCCGCTGCTCGATTTGGAAGCGGCTTTAACTGCGTGAACAACTGCCTCACATGCGAGTTTTGAACCAATATCACTGTGTTCACAGGAGCTGACTCCATCTGCATCAGCGAGGACGGTACACCCATTTATCGAAGTCGTAAGGCAATAGTCCTGACAAGGAGTCTTGTCAATGATGTGATTGATGCCCTTTCTTCGTGCAGTAAACAGCTTAATATTCTCATCTACGGATGAAACACTGTAGATGTAAGTCTCATATGAAGCAGGGTCTTTAGCTTCCTCAATTTGATCGTTTATTTTTTTCAGGTGCTCTTCTTTCTTCCTCTCGAGCGATCGTGTAGATGCTTGATCATTCGATCGAGATGGCTTAGTATTATCACTCATGATATCTAAACTCCTATAAAAAATTGATCCTGCCATAGTCCTGCCATTGTGTTAGAGGCAGATACTAAGCAGGATCTGGATTTGCATTACTGTATCATATTCAAATCTATAATCTTACTCTTCCCAGTCTCCGTCATCATCCTCTTCATATGTGGGAGTAATCACAGGCGTATCATCACCGTCGCCACCGACTCCGCCGCCAATAGATGATGCGATACTACTTACAGTAACGCCCTTCAAAAGTCCCTTGAGAAGGCCTACATCGTCAACATTGAAAACAAAAGGAACATTTTCGTCAATGGTTCCATCCTCACGCTCAATATTACCAACCGAAGCAAAATTGGTGAGTTCAGTCTGATTTGCCCCAGTAACGCCAATAGCAATCCTCGTGATTTTATCCTTGTTCGGGTCGGTAGAACTCTTGAGGGATGCCTTTAACTTAGCTACGGCTTCAACCGTCTTTTGGGGGTCATTACTCTCGCCATCAGTAATAAGAATAACAACAGGGCGATAGTTTCTCTCACCCAAGAACTCACGATGCATAACACCGCGTGCCAAATCAATAGCTCCGGCGGTATCAGTACCACCATTAGCGTTAAGCGGCATCCAATCAATATGTTCTACGCCCTGCCGGGTATCCCCGATAAGCCATTTTGCCACGGAGTTGAACTCAACAACACGCATGAGCAGCTGAACTTCCTTTTCCATGGCAGCTTCCTCTGCAACTTGGACAGCTTCTGCCATGGCAACATTCAACTGGTTAATTGGCTCACCATACATCGAACCGGAAGTATCAACCAAATAGATAAGATTGAGCTGATATTTCGTAGTACCAGCAGCAAATTCGTCAGTCATTATAAGTTCCTCCTAACTCGTCCGACAATTAGACAGGAACATTATACCACATATTTCTCTGCTTTTCAAGTGCTTTTGACAAAAAACACAAAAAGATTGTGAATTGCAACTTTAAATGTCCACTCTTCAAAAAGAATGCTGCCCGGCAATCGCCAGTTCTTGCCCGAGGGCAAGAACTGCCATTTTCGCAGAAAAACCGCATAATATGGCTCGCGGATAATCGTTCATCCAACGCTCGATCCGCTTGATCTCCTTGTGCGTGAGCCTGCCAATGTCTGTTCCCTTTGGAACGAACCGACGAATGAGTTTGTTCGCATTCTCGTTCGAGCCTCTTTCCCATGCGCTGTACGGATGCGCATAGTAGACCTTTGTGCGTTTCCCCTTTGTCAGCGATCTCTCCATACCTTCATGGTCGAGATTCTCACTTCCGTTATCGCAGGTTATCGTTTTGAATATCCTCCGAAATCGTTTCTTCCCGAGCTTCCTTTCGAGCTTGTCAAGCACTTCTATTACCGCCTGTTCCGTCTTGCTTTCAAGCTTGAAGATAAGCTCATATCTCGTCTTTCTTTCGGTAAGTACAAGCAATGCTGCTTTCGTCCTTGCTTTGCCTACTACCGTATCCAACTCCCAATGACCGAAGTCCCTTCGGTATTCTATCTCTTCAGGTCTCTCAATTATCGATGTTCCTGTCGGATTGTTAGTCGCTCGCCTGATTTTATCGTATTTCCTTGCCTTTTTCTTCCCTCCCTGCGGTAGATCCTTTTGGCTGATATTCAGAAATAGCCCCTGCTCAATGTAGTTGTACAGCGTCTTCAAGCATATTGTCACCGCAAACTCTTTCCCCTCATTCTCTATGCTTTGCAGTGCCGCATACGGCGACATCTTTTCCTCTCCAATCTTCTTTTCTATGTAGCTTACAAGATCGTGCGAGCTTCCTATCTTCAGGCTCCTTCCCTTGTTCGCTGCATTTCGATCATATTTCAGCTGCCCGGCGTCGCAGCTGTACTCAAACCTCTCTGTTAGATCGCTGTTCAGCAACCTGACTGTCCCTCTCTTTATTTCCCTCTTGATCGTTCGCTCGCTTCGCCCTCCTAGCAGCGCTGCGATCTCTTTTACCCTAACCTTTGCCTTCAATAGAATCTCCAGTTTTTGCCTCTCCTCGTAATTTAAGTGTTTACCTCCTCGTTCCTTTGTGGTATTATTATTCTGCTACATAGCTTTGGCCTCCTTTCTTGTTTTTTTGCCAATTTACATTGTAGCAGGCTTTTCGCTATGGAGCTATCCTTTTTTTATTTTGGACACTTAATTATACAACTTACCAAAACACAAAAAGATGCTGGAAAGGCGCTGGCAGGTTGAGGTATATTGCCCTCAAAAGGGGGGATATAATAGGCTTTATTAAAATGAAACATATAGATTTCGGGCAATTAGCTTAGGGACGGTAAATACTATTACTATTAAGGATCTTGGTATTATTCCTCCCAATCGTCATCATCGTCATCTCCGCTTATGACAGCTATTGCCGGATCTCCGTATTCCTCTTGCCATACCGGCACAGCTTCAGGGTGAGAACAACAGGATTTCAATAATCTTCCGAATAAACCGAGTTCGCCCGTTCTTAGAATCAAGGAGCCATAATAGGTCAGGTCATCTTTGATTGTATAATACCCTCCTATAATCGATACTGGTTCAATACCAGAAGACGAAAACGCTATTAGCTCATCCTCGTTAGCTCCGTCGACACAAACCGATATTCTCATAACCTTGTCTTTTTTTGGATTCACGGGTGTGCTCAAAGAGCATTTTAACCTTTCTATCGCTTCCATCGTTTTTTGCGGATCAGTACCCAGACCATCCGATACAAGCACAACAGTAGGGCGAAGATTCCTTTCTCCAAGAATTCGTCGATGCATAATACTTCTTACTAAATCAATGGCTGCCGAAGTATTGGTATACCCACAAGTATTGGCTTGAAGTGGGATCCAGTCTATGTGTTCAACCCCATTTTCTGCATTTCCAAACAGCCATTCTGCCTCGGAATTGAATTCAATAACACGGATCGGTATTCGTATTTCCATTTTCCTGGCGGTTTCTTCCACAAGATTTACTGCTTCCGTCATGAAATAGTTTAACTCATCAATTTTATGACCATCCATTGACGCGGATGTATCAACCAAGAAAACAATGTTCAATGTAAATTCACTTGGAGAATGATTAAACTCATCAATCATATAAAGCCAAAGTCTCCCTTCATTAGGTTTGATGGCTAAGCGTTATTTTGACATTTTTCTTACCAATCTAACCAATCATCACCATCATCACGATATTCATTGATGGTAGGCAAATATTCCTCATTCTCAGCTCTTTCTTCTAATCGGCCGTGGAGTATAGATGAGAGAAGTGCACTCTGAATGACGCTCTGTAGGGTTTTCGCGAGAAGGTCTTCTTCGTCTTGTAAATATATTACAAGAGGGGTTTTCTCCGAAATTGTCCCATCTCCGTGTTTTATTTCTCCTACAGAAGCGAACTGTTTCAATTCATCAAGATTTGCTCCACCAATTCCAATTGCAATTCTCATAATCCTGTCTTCATATTTGAGGGGGACGGAATGCTTTAGTTTTTCAAGTTCCTCTAAAGTGTGATTTGGATCATTGCTCAAACCATCTGTCACAAGAATTATAACAGGGGGATGGTAAGACAATAGGTCATGTTCATAACATGACAAGAGAGGTGGGTTCGGATAAAAATCGTTATGTAAAGCTGCACTTGCCAATGCAATGGCTTCTGCTGTCACTGTTGTCCCTCCGGCAATAAGTGGTATCCAAACTTGACTTTCGATTGCGTGTGCATAACTATAAAATTGATAATTGCATACATAATGCTCCGCATCGCCAAGAACCCAATTTGCAACAGAGTTAAACTGAATGGTTCGAAGTCTTACTTGCACAAAATACGACTTCTCTACTTTCTGTATAAAGTCAGTCAAATCGGACATTACGGCATTCACTTCGTTTATCCGCTTGCCGGACATAGAGCCGGAAGTGTCCAGCAGGAATATCAAATTGATAATGTTGTGTCTAATTGAATTGGTTTCAGCTTCTATCCTCCAAAATTCCCGTTCATCATACACGACAATAAGTCCTCCACCTATTATTTTCCCTGACCGGATCCTCCAGAATTTCCGCCTCGGGAAGAACCACCGCCGGAGGACTGTCCTCCTCCATGACTGCTTCCTTGTGAAGTGCTTGAACTACTGGAAGCATGAGAATGAGTGCTCCCCGCAGAACTCTGGGTAGAAGTTGGGCCAACGCTTCCAGATTTCGTGCTTTGCATGGAACTTCTTACGCTATCGCCTCTACTGGGCGAAGACGAAGTATTCATTGAACTGCCAGCATCCCTGACCGCCTGACTTCTTCCTGTATTTGAAGAACTGCCTTTAGAAGAGACGCTGCTTCTTACAGCATCACTTCTCGTAGATGCACTAATAGAGGATTTCGACGTCCGAGATGCGTTGGATATTTTTGCAGGAGGAGTTGATTGAGCTTTGCCATTACTTTTAGATTTAGCACCTATCTCTGTATGCAGCTGCGATGTTGTTTTACCAACCGAATCGGGGTTTGAAGCACATTTTTTAGAGAAGCTCTTACAATTATCTGTTATCCCTGCAGATTTTTCGTGATTATGGATTTCCCCCTGACCTTTATGAGCATTCTTGGGGATTGCCACCGCTTCTCCATCTCCGCCGATATGATGATGTACAAGAGCCTGATTCCTGTACTGAGCCCAATTAGGATTGGAAGAAATCATCTTCTGATCTACAATAGGTGCATGGCCATCTTTTATGCGCGCTACATTTTTCTTGCTGAACATTTCAGGATGATTTTTATAAAGAGCTTCAAAATATTTTGAGCTATTCCTTTCCCAGCCTTGTGAATTGGCATTTGTATTACCTTTTCCCAAGTATGACATCTCAACTTTTAAATTTTCGTTGTGGCGCAATGAGTAAGTTTCCCCGGTTGAAGTTGTGTGCTGCTTGTCGAGGATACTATCCAGAACACCTTCGTAAGAGAAAAAAGACAATTAAATCACCGCCTTCATGGAACAGATGAGTTCAACTAAAGAATAGTTCAATGGATGAAGAAATCTTTTGTCAGAGTCATAAATAAACAGTTCTCCTGTATTCTGACGGAAAAATAATAGCAAATCGTCGTTTCCGTTAGAAGAACACGTTGCAAGCAACACTGTCTCTTGATTCGGAAAATAGTACTCACCATCATTTATTGCTGCGCATACAACACTCTCCGCAACATTGAGAGAAGGCAGTGGGGGAAAGTCAAACAAAACACCCTTGTATTCACCTCTGAGTTCCCAATAATAATACGAGCCATAAAATGCCTGGAGTTCTCTGCGGAGCCCATCTATTCTAACCGGCGTAGCTTCTACAGGCTTCCATTGAATCTCGCCATCTTCATCCGGCTTGCCTATGAAAAGATCCTGATTTTGCTCCGGACTCCACGATACTGTTGGAAAAGTTCCAAAGGTGTTCTTGTAAAGATTGTTCAGCTTAACGAAATAACATGCCATAGCTTCTTTAATATTCATACGAGTACCTCCTCATACTGTTATTGTGGTAGAAAGACAGGGACATAGGCAATTTCCCTTGTGTCTGCTGTGTAGACATATCCGCCTCTGTTAGGAAGCTTTTGGATTTCTTCGCCGCGAATTACTGCTTCGTTTTTATTTGTATAAGATACCCCCTGATGAGTATTTTTGTTTCGATTCCAGTTCATACCGCCACGCAACAAGCTGCCTCCCAAACCATAACCGGACCCTTTCCCATATCCTCGACCATAATTGACTGTGGTGTCTATCTTTTGATACTCCGAGAATGCAGCCGACCAATTCTTTGCACTGATTCCCGAACTATGGTGAAATACAAACCATTTTTTACTATCTCCTAAAATGGAATTGAACAGTTTTTCATTTCCATCGCACAATGATAACAAATCATCACCGGCAATAGCGCATCCAAATCCAGCAGACTTTGTTGAGATGATCTTTCTTATGGAGTTATCATCCTTGATTGCAATATTGTCAAGAATCACGAAAAAAGGTACTCGACGTCTAAGGAGAAGTTGAAGTTGTTCCGCCAATATTCTTAGCAGCAAAATATTACCATCAGAGATAATGTCCAAACACATTACCGCTTTTTGGGCAACAGCTTGGAATATACTAATGCAGTTGACATAATCAGACTTGCTTGAGGGAAGAAGCGGAAAACACTCATCATACAACTCTTTTAGGTAAGCATTAACTTTGTGAGCTTCTTTTTGTCCTTGAGCCAAGCTTGTTTGAAGACTTTGAACAATGGCAGGTGACAAAGTGTTCTTGCTTGCAGCAGAACTTAATAAAGCTGGGAGGCGATTATGCGGACACTCAAATAATCCCTTCAGCGTTATCGTTCGACCCTTTCCGGATAAAAAACCTGTCAAGACATCTATGTACGCTTCTCCGTCGCAGGTCAATGCATACTTCTGTGGGGCTGTATCAACCATTATCTTGCTGATTTGAGAGTCACTTAATTGAAACAAAGGATCAAACCTCTTTCCAGTAGGACCAACTTCAATATAAGCCGGATGGTTTTGATACACTGTTTGGAACATATTATTTAAGACAGAATCACCTTGGTGCAAAACGATGACAGGAATTCCTGCGTTTGTAGCAGCTACACACAGACTAACGATTACTTCACTGCGCAAATCAGGAGCGTCACCAGAACAAACAACTTTCCCTGTATTGATGTCAGGTTCCACAAATCCGCCGATTTGTGATGGTTTATATTGGGTAACACCTCGGCGGCTTATATTTGTCTTTGATATTTGTCGGTTTCTTATCGAATCAGTTATAATATCCCATAATCCCAT